CACCTGCGGCGGCTTTTCCCTGGTGCGGACCCTCAACGCCGTGGGCTCGTTCACCCTACGCCACGGCCTGGACCGTTCCCTGCTCGTTCCCGACCACCGCTTTCTGTTCAAGCGCGACAAGAGCCTGGAGCTCGTCGGCTTCCTGCGCCGGTGGCGCCTGGACGGAACCGGGATGACCTTGTCCGGGCCGGATCAGAACGTGCTGCTCAAGCGGCGCCTCGTCGCCTACTACGCCGGCACGACCCAGGCGCAGAAGAGCGCCGCGGCCGACGACCTGATCAAGGAGATCATCGCCGAGAACCTGGGCGCCTCGGCCACTGATACCGACCGCGATCTCACCGCGGCCGGCCTGACCGTGCAGGGGGATCTCTCCCAGGGGCCCACCGTCGACAAGTCTTTTGCCTACGCCAACGTGCTGCGCATTTTTCAGGAGGCGGCCGACGTGGCGCGCTCCAATGATAGCGAGATCTATTTCGCCGTCGTACCCACGTCGGACACGGACTTCCAATTCCGCACCTGGACCGGGCAGTGGGGCCGCGACCGCCGCGAGACGTTGACCCTCTCCGAAGAGATGGGCAACCTGACCGACGTCGTCGTCGAAGAAGACTACAGCAGCGAGGTGAACTTTGTCTACGCCGGCGGCCAGGGCGAGGAATCGGCGCGCGTCGTCGTCGAGGTCTGGGACCCGGCGCGCCTGGCCTACCCCTGGGGCCGCTGCGAGGCTTTTGCCGACGCGCGGCAGGCGACGACGACCGGCGAGGTCGAGGACGTGGGCCGGGCCGCGCTCCTAGAGGGCCGGCCACGGCTGAAATTTGCGGCCACGCTCCTCGATTGCGCCGGCGCGCGCTACGGGGTCGACTGGAACTTTGGCGAACGCGTGCGCGCCTCGGCCTACGACCAGGAATTTGATTGCCTGGTCCGCACGGTCAAGATCGACGTCGATGCCAAGGGCAACGAGACGATCACCGCCCGGCTGGAGTGCGATCTGCCCCTCGGGCAGGCCGTCCAGGTCAACGCCTGGTAGGAGAAAACTATGTCGGAAGAGATGCTGCGCCGCATGCAGGCGCTGGAGCGTGAGATCGAGCGACTAAAGGTGATCGAGATCCCGGCCGCTGGCGCGACCTGGACCTGGGGCGTGCCGTTGGACGGAACGGTCGGCCACGCCATGTGCTGGGACTACGATGGCGTGGACGGCACGGCGCGGACGATCATCGCCCATGGCACAGGAGATGTACTCTACCTGCTTGACGGCTTCTCGGCGGTGCGGGCCAGTGACGGTAATGTCGCGTTCAAGTATTCGATCAGCGGCGGCGTGGGAACGTTGGCTCCCGGGGGCTCGGCGGCGCTCTACAGCGCCGGCGGGGGCGCCAACGTGCTGACCCTGGCCGTCGCCGCCGACGGCTCGGTAACCGTGCAGCGCACGGCCGGGGCGCTGACGTACAAGGTGGCCTTGTTCCTGCTCTGGCTCTAGGGTGTCATGAGGAAAGCAATGCCGAACAAGGTGGGGATGGTGGTCGGTTACTATCCGGCGCAAATTGACTGGGTGCAGCTCTGCGCCCTACACGCCAATGGTCTGATTATCCTGGACGAGTACGACTTGCCCGGGGATTGGCTGCCCGGACACATCGTCGTCTATCGCGGCGGGAGCGACAAGAAACACGTTGTGCTCAACTGGAATCCGGCCGGGTATGCGCAATACCTCTACGCCTGGCATCGACAGAAGGGCAATCGCTTCTGCAACGACCTGCTCTGGCTCAACGAGCCGAACGTTCCTTTGGAATCCGGCTACAATGACCCATCCGAGGCGATTGCCCATACCGTGAATTGGGGGCTGGCCGGCGTGGAGGAGCTACGGCGTCTCTACCCCGGCAAGCGTTTGCACAGCCCGCCCCTTTCCCCTTCCCCCGAGTACGGCGACTGGCGCGCCTTGTACACGCAGATGCGCCCGCTCGTCGAGGCCTGCGACGTGCTGGACGTGCACGACTATTTGGACTGCGGCGTGGACCTGGAGTATCTACATAGTCTCTACCCCGACAAGCCGGTGATCGTTAGCGAGTGCGGGCGGCCCGGGCAAGGAATGGCGGAGTACGGGCGGCAGCTCGTGGACTACTGGCGGCATTTGCCTGGTTTTGTGGAGTTTGCCGCGCCGTTCATCTGGTGCGCCCCGGGCGACGATTGGCGCGACTGGCGGCTGCAGGGAACGGCGGCGGCGCGGGTGATCCTGGAGGCGGGGCTTTGAGAACTGCCCTCCTTGCCGGGCGGCTCAACTCATGGTATAGTGTATGGGCGGCGGGCTAGTCCGCCACGGGAACGAACAAGGGGATTTCCAGGACAAAGGGAATCCCGCTATTTTGTTCTGCTTTTGCTGAAGAAGCGGACAATTCAACCGGGCAGTTCACGGGGAACACTCCCGATAGGTGCCCCCAGGGTACGGCGCCACGCCATTCGATTTGCACGAGCAGGTGCAGCTGTTGCAGGGTGGTGCGCTTTTCCTGGGGCGTGAGCAAGTCGATACGCCGGCCGATCTCGTAGGCCAGGTCGTGCGCGCCCTGTAGCTGCCCGGTCGTCAGCGGGGCGGGCGGCGTGCGTTCCTCCAGCTCGTGCAGCTGCCGGCTGAGCTCGTCGATCTCTGCTTGCAAATGGGCCCGCCGGCGCAGGTACTCCGTGCGGCTAAGGCCGCCCTCCGGATCCAGGTACAGGTCGACCAGGTTGGTCATCCGCGCGGCCGCCTTTTCCTGCTGCCGGCGCAAACCAGCTTTTTCCGCCTCTTGCTCCTGGCCTTGCGCCCCGGCCTGCTGCTGCAGCTGCTGATAGCCCAGGAGGAGCGAATCCGGATCGAGTAAGAGGCTGCGCATCGCGGCCCACACGGGTTCCTCTACCCGCCGGGCCCCGATGTCCTTGTGCTTTCCTCCGCCATCGCGGTAGGCTCGCCAGCGCTTGCTGACCCGGCCCGAATACGCTTTCTTGCATTCCCAGCAGCGGACCATCCCGGACAGCAGGTAGAAGGCCCGTGGCTTGCGGCGGGAAAAGTGGCTGCATTCCTCGAGACGGACCTGGGCGGCCTGCCACAGGGCCCGGTCGACAAGCGGCGGCGTCGGGTAGGCGATCCACTCGTCGCGCGGGCGCAGCCGGCGATAGTTGGTGCGCGACTCCAGCGTCTGCATCTTGTTGTAGTAGCCCGTTCCGGCATAGGCCTCGTTTTGCAGGATGTGATAGACGGCCGTGCGATACCACGGCTTGAGCCGGCCGTCCTCGTCGCGGTGCTGCTGGTGGGTCGGGAGGCCTCGTTCGTTGAGCGCGCGGGTGATCTCATTCAGCGATTCCAGCCGGTGCACGTAGCGGTCAAAAATCTCGCGCACGACGCTGGCCTGCTCGGGCACGATTGCCAGCGCGTCGCCGACGTAGGCGTAGCCGTAGGCCGGCCGGCCGATCCCGGGCGGCGTGCCGCTCCGAGCCTTTTGCTTCTTTCCGGAGAGGGTCCGCTGCAAGGTCTTGGCCCGCTCGTATTCGGCGATCGAGGCGCGGATGTTTTCCTGCAGCCGCCCCTCGTCGTCTTTGCTGTAGGTCGCGGTCCAGTAATGGACCTCCAGGCCGTAGCCTTCCATCTCCTCGCGAAAGAGCAGCTGCAGCACCAACGAGCGGGCAATCCGGTCCACGTCGCGGGCGACGAACACGTCAAAGGCGCCTTGTTCGGCCAGGGCCCGCACGCGGTTCAGCCCCGGGCGGTCCAACGTCTTGGACCATTCGTCCGGGTCGGTGATTTCGGCGACGACGATCAGGCCGTGCTGGGCGCAGTACTCGCGGGCCTCGTGGAGCTGGCCGTCGATGCTGTAACTCGTGTGCTTTTCTTCCCTACGCGGGTCGGGACTCTTCCGGGCATAGATCAGCGCACGCATCTTCCACCTTCCTTTCGGGGTCAATGGCCAGGATCATGGTATAGATAGCGGCCAACGCGCGAGCGAATTCAGCCTCATTATAGTCGCTTTGGGGCTCCACTTCAAGAGCCAGTTGCGGCGCGTGAGTTTCCATTTGCAGCAAATCCGCTCGTTTAGCCACGGAATTTCCTCCCGGCCTTGACGATCATCAGGCCGACGAACGTCACGATCAGCACCCCCGGTATTCCCCACTGTCCGTACAGCACCCACCCGGCGAAGGCAAGTAGTAGCGCCGCCGGTATCCACTGGCGCAGCATCCCCCTCGTTGACCGCCACGGATGCATCAGCCAATGATGCCAGGGGCAGAGAACGACCAGGTCGCCCGCGCGCTCGTGGCCCAGCCTTTCGTACGTCGCATGGTGAGCGTGCAACTTGCCCCGACGGTGACAACGTGAGCAGCGGTAGCCAGCGCGGGCGTAGGCTTCCTTTCGAGTGGCGTCCCAGTTGGAAGGAAGGTAGCGGCGGGTCACAAGTCCCCCTGTCGGCTTTTTATCCGCCGGACAATCCACCGGGCGAGGAATACGGGTATCTTTACCCGAAGTGGTACGCCGGGGTCAGATAGTAGCTCATCGGACAGGATAAGGAAATCGCGGACGGCTCTCATTTCTTGCCCTCTAGGGCAGGCGGAAGAAAACACCCGTCCTTGTTTTTGTCGTGCCGCCAATTCGCCAGCGGCCCTTGCCAGTGATTCCACATCATATCGTAGGCCTGGCGTTTCGATCCGCTTGAATTAATCATCTGCTCGGCGGCTGCAATGAATCCGTCGCAATAACCACGCCGGTACGCATCCTCTAGGTCGCTGGCAGTAATCTCGCGTGGCGCGTAAGCGTCAACCAGTGTGTTTATTTTCCATTCGTTCATCATTTCCCCCTATACCGTACGTCCACCTTTGGCTTATACTGCCCCTGCGCGTCGGAGCTGTCAACGGTGGCACTCGCGCCCCCCTCTCCGCTGTCATCATCAGGCGCGTGAAAGCGGCAACCGAACTCATCTTCCCGGTAGTAGATGTGACCGTTGTCGCGGATATCCCGCAGGAGTTCGTGCACAGTTGAGCAACGTATTGCTTTGGCGGGGAAGTATCGTATCCACTGGGCATCCATCACGGTGGGGTTTAAGCACTCCCCCCACGAGTTCACGGTTGATACCTTGAAGTTGAAATGCTTACACGTCTTGCAGGTTGGTAACATCTATTCCCCCTTCCCCCGCCATAAGGTGACGGCTTGCTCCAACGCATCGGCGCACCGCCGTACTTCCTTGCAGAGTACGGCAAGGTTTGAGCCGATGATGGCTAGCATGAACAGGATGGCAGTCACCAAGACAATCCAGGTGAACGACAATAACCCGCCCATTATTCCCCCTCCGCCCGTTCGACGGCGAGGTCGGTGTGGAGCTTCCCGATTTCTATTTGCGCAGCAGCAACGGCGGCATAAAGACGTTTTGCCAATTTGTGCCAGCGCCTAGACCACTTACGGGCATCCCGAACGCGAGCGCCAAGAGCGGCGCAGGTGGCTTCGGACAGGTCTCGCTGGCGTGTTATGCCCGCAACCCGATCAGCAATCGCGTCGATTATCTGGTTACGCTCTTCATGCATTCGCTTAAAGGCATAGAGCGCGCTTCGTCCGGCCTCGTTCTCGTGCGTAACGCTGTCCTGTAGCGTAATCAGGTCGCGCAACTGCTCTCGAATGTCGCTCACGGCTCACTCTCCTTGACTATCACGGGTAAATACTGCTGACGCCAGGGATAGAATGGCACCGTCGGCTCTGGCGTCCGGGACGGTCTCCGTGTGGGCATCGGATAAGCTGTACTCGGCACCGTCGGCAGCGGCGTCCCGGTCGGGCAGCACGGCGTCGGGCTAGGGAACCGCGTTGGCTTGCCCGTCGGACACGGGCGGGCGGCCACCGTCGGGGTCGGGGTCAGAGGCGGCATCGGCGGATGGGCGGATGCAACGAGTAGCGAACCGACGCATAATATGAGCGCCAATAGTGCCACCACCAGTATTTCCAAAGCCGTGAATGCGTCCAAGACGTGGTACATCGGCTTCTCCTTATTCACAATGAACACTCTCAAACTTGCAGACTTCCAGCGGAAACATCTCATCTTGTTGCACCCCGGCGGGCAGGGATGACAACCCAATCGATGTCCGCAGGGCGCGTAACTCGGCACAACGCGCCGGGTACATCTTCTCATCGCGAATCAGGTCGCACAGTTTGTGATTGACGCACCACACGCAGCCAACGCGGGCGCGGCCTCTGCCATAGGCAGGATGCGCCATAATCCCATAGTCGGCAAGGCCTTGAAACATCGCCTGTTTATCGAAGTCTAGCGCGGGCCGGTAGGCGGAGCGCCCCGAGCGCACAATGGGTGAAAAGTCGGGCAGTTCTGAACGCTTGCGGCTTTCATCCCGGCGCTGGCCTAGAATAATCAGCGCGTCGGGGGGCGTGCCGGTTGCCTCCAGATACCACTTGAAATTGTCGATCTTGACGGCGCGGCTCACCATGCACTTTCCGTGCATCGGCCACATTCCCCGGCGGCGTACCATTTCATCGAAGCTATAGCCGTCCCGCTTTTCTACCTCCGCCTTGACGCCGGTTGCCCGCTCGATATAGTGCAGATATTCGGGCGTGTCGGGCGGCTCGTTGCCCGTATCGGCCATAATCGCGCGGATAGGCTTGCCGGTTTCCAGCGCCCACAGCAGACACCACGTTGAATCCACTCCGGCGCTGTAACTGACAATGACCTGGCTGAAATAGGACAGTACCTCGCGGTCGCGGTCGGTTATGGCAATCACCGCGCCACCTCCAGCAACAACGATGCGGCCAGGATGCCGGCGGGTAGACAGGCCAGGAGGAGGAGGGAGAGAAGGAAGAAGCGGCGGGTCATCGTAGCGCCTCCTTGATTTGTGCCACTACCGCCGGCACCATCTCCGGCGTGGCGCGGAATACCCGCCAGCCCAGCAGCGCGGCAGAGTTGTACTTTTCACAGTCCTTGGCATACCCGGCGGCGCGGTTGTGACGACCGCCTCCTTGGAGCCACGTCCCGCCCTCCACTTCGAGCGCGACCTTGCCGTGAGCAGGCCAGGCGAAATCAAAAAGCCAGCGGCGTACCGGATGAAAGCGATACTCGGCTTCCGGTTGCGGTAGGCCCATTTGAGCGCAGAGCATCGGCACGAGGTAGTTATTGGGCATCGCCCACCTTCCTCTCGTACTTCTCCAGCAGCTCAATCACGCCGATAACGTCGTTCTTGCAGCATCCCCAGTTTCCGCCCGCCAGTGACCAGCACAAACTAGTGAGCCCAGCGGCCTCGATGCGCGGATCGTCGCGTAGGATGTAGGCGGCGAGGCTGGGGTCAGTGTCCAGCAGGAAGCGGGCCTCGACAACCACGTCTCTAGGCATCGCTTCCCCCTGTCACAAAACGAGATGTTTCTAAGTTGAACATCTTGCGGTCCCTGAACTCTTCTTTCTTGCCAATGTTGAAATCCTGAACGGCGGCGTAATAACCGACCACCCTGGCCATTACGAGGCAAGGAACCTTGACCTCGCCCTGTTCCAATCCCTCGGAAGATGTAGCAATCTCACTATTCAATGTAACATTGTCCATTTATGCCACCTCACATCTAAGTTCTAAGTCTAAGAAAGTTGCCGCAAACTCACGCTTTTGCCGTTTCCGCCCGGTTGCTTGACATATAACCGTCGTCCCATTGCGCGTTGAACTCCTCTACCGCCTCTTCCTCTGGCAGCGCCAGCCGCCCCTTGCTTTTCGGCTTTCTGTCAACCACGAGGCCCATCAAAACGAGGATCCCCCGGCGGCTATCTAAGGCATAGTCGAAAAGCTCGCGGCTGAAATGCCCCGACGCCACCAGCGCCTCTTCCGTCAGGCCATAGCGATAACAACCGCGTAGCAGTTGCTCCAGGTCCGTTTTCGTCGTGTCGGGGCGCGGCGCATTTTGGCGGTTGCCGTGAATCACCAGTGGCTCGGGGCGGCCTGTGCCGATCACGCCGTCGCCGTCCAAGTCCCGGTTGAGCTGGCGCTCCAAGATAGCAATCTGTACATCCTTCTCTTCCTCGCTCATACAGGCGACGTTGGCCAGGGCGACGCGGACATTGCGGCGGTCTATGGCCGCGTCAACGGCCTCCCAGCCCAGATACCCGGTTGCCCCCAGGAATCCGGCGCAAGCGCAGACTAGAAGCCAACGCAGAGCGCCGGATGTCCACGGGTCAAAGATGATTGGCACGAGTAGACCGGTGATACAGAGGCAGGCGACGGTGACAAACCAGCGCCCGACGATTCCCGATGCGCCCGGGATTCCCGGCAATTCCCGCAGAGCCTTATTGACTAGCCGTTTTTCTTCCATGTTATCCCCTCGTGGCCAGGATGAAGGCCACGGCAGAGACCAGGGCCAGGGTGCCGACCAGTATGAACAGGAACCAGAACAAGAGTGAGACTAACCGTTTATCGCTCATTGTGGCCCCCTCGTGTCCCAGCCGATGACATAGCCCGACAGCAGGGAAAGCGGCACCAGGGAAAGAAAGGGCGAGGCGTAGACGGCCGCGATAACGGATAGCGGCAGCGCGATAAGCGCCAGTAGAAAGATACGGAAACGCATTTGTCGTGTCATCTCTCCAACCTCATCCCGTTCGCCCTCGCAAACCTCGCCAGCGCTTCCAACTCATCCTTCTCCGCCACCTCGGCAATGGTACGGAGCATCAGTTGCAAATCCTCGTGCGACCACACGGCGCGTTCGCGGATGACATCGGCGGTGGCCAGTAGCAGCTTGCTGCCCGGTAGGTGGCGGCAGAAGAGGTCATAGGAAGCGAAGAGTTCGGAGGCCATCCAGGTTGTTTGCATCTACATTCCCCCTGCTTCCCATAGCAGCTTTTGACCAGTCGGATGCGTATCAACTCGTGGCCGGGAAGCGCGTGACCATCCCCCGCCCTTCGTCTCGTAGAGCACTTCCCACCCAGCGGCTATCAGGCTCGTTCCCTTTTCACTTTTCAGCGTGTAAGTAATTACTCGCTTGTATCCCATCGCCCGCGCTGCCCGGAAAGCGGCGGCATAGAGCTTACTGGCAGCGTGCGGGGTGCCGTCAGTGCAACAGCGCGTTATCTCCGCCGTCCAGCCATTGTCAAGGTTACGACTCACCGGCCTGCCGACGGTGACAACGCCGACAATGCCAAATTCATCGGCCACACCAATGCAGAACTTACAGCCCCGCACAATGCCGTGGTGGCGGTGATGCTTTTTGATAAAGGCGTTAGCTTCCCTGAAGGTGATGGGAACAAGTTCTAGCATCAGCGTTTACGCCCCTGATCCAGTTCGTCTAATATCGCCACCACTAGAACCATAAAAGCCCCGAGGATTAACTGTAGCCAACAGGTTGTTTGTGCGTCCATCAGTCCCCCCTCTTGCAGCTTTTACTATGCCCCGCCCACGCTTGCCGGTTGCGCGCTACAAAGCCGCACTTGCAGCGGCGCGGGTAGATGCTGCCGGCTACAACCGGCTTTTTCTCGGCTGCAACCGGATGCGCCTTTTGTGCAACGGGCGGTTGCTGTGGCTGCGCAGCGCGGGCAGTGGCCAGCGTTACTAGCGCCAGGACGGTTGCAAGATGCACCAGGCTGGCCCAGGCCCATTGCAGGCCGCCGCTCAGGATGCTGGCCAGTTGCACGCCCTGCACCTTGGTCATCAGCACGGGTACAACGATGCACGCGCCTACAAGCGTTTGCACACCGGCGGCTGCAAGCGGTACATACCACAGCACGAGCTTGCGACGCTTGGCTGCAAAGGATACCTTGAAGCCGATGTAGGCGGCCAACTCGTAGCAGAAGCCGAACACCAGGCCGGTGATGGGCGTCGCCGGCACGTTCCAGCCGAATAGTTGCAGGTCGGGCTCGGCAAACTGAAACGCCAGGGAAAAACGCACGACGGGCACAATCAGCAACGCCAGGACGATAAGCTCGAACCAGTCCACCGGGCCGAGTAGTTGGCGAGCATCGTCTAGAAAGCGGCGTAGGTGAGTCATCTCCCCAACTCCTTTAGCTGGTTAGTTACCGTGTTGCGGTGGACATGCAAAAACTCCGCAATCTCTCCGACCTTGTAGCCATCGGCGCGCATCTTTAGGATCAGCATCTGCCCCAGGCTGAGACAGCGGATCGCATCGCGGCGGTCGATCCAGTCCACGAGGTCGCGCTCGAAGGGATTGCTAAAGGTGTGCATTGGCTAGGCCTCCAGCGCCAGCGCCTCTTGCGGTAGCAGGTCAAACAGTGTCATCTGCTTCCGTTCCGTGACCAGTCGCAGATTCTTGACCGCAATCTCAAAGTAGCTCGGCTTTAGCTCGATGCCAACGAAACGACGCCCCAGGCGGCGGGCCACATAACCCTCGCTGCCGATGCCCATAAACGGGCTGAGGATCATCTCCCCAGGATTCGAGTACAACTTGACGCAGCGCTCGATTGTGCCAAGCTGGAGCGGGCAAATATGCTTTTCGTCGTCAGCGGCGCGGGCGGTAGAATACTGGAGCGTGTCCGTTTCCTGGATGCCAATCCAGATCCCGTGCGCCCATTCGATCCAGGTCTCGTTGTCCATTTCCCCGTTCTGTACCGGCGTAACCGGCACGGCATTATCGCCCGGCTTCTTGAAGATGAGCACTTGGTCAATCAGGGCCGGGCGGCTATCGCTGCTGTCCTTGGCCAGTTGGACAAATAGCAGTCCTTTGCTTTTCGTGCGGATGGCCTGCGCCTGGGGATTCTTTTGCACAAAGGCGCGTCCGGTAAATACCCAGCCCTCTTTCTCATAGGCGCGGATGACCTCGCCGGGAAAGTCCTTGATGCCAATGTAGCCGTCCCGCTGTGACATAGCCGGGATGTCGGAGGTGTGGACGCAGGTCAAGCGGCCCGGTTTTGTCACGCGCAGTACCTCGCGGATGATAAAGGCGTAGTGATTGAAAAACTGCCCCCAGCCGCAGTTATTGCCCAGGTCGTGGTCGCTGGCGCTGTAGGTGTACAGGTCGGCAAAGGGTGGGCTGTAGACGCTCAGGTCAACGCTGTTTTCTTCCAGCTCCTTCAGCCGCAAGCAGGAATCCCCAAGCAGTGCGGTAAACCCGTTGCCCGTAACAGTGTCCTCTTGGTATTCTTCCTCAACGTTGCTCTCGCCCATGATCTCCTCCTTCTCATAGTCCTTCATCGCTTCCAGCAGGCCGGCGCGCAAGTGCTGATTCAGGTTGTCTTTCCGCTGGATATTGTGCCAGATCTCTTCTTCCACGTCAGCCAGGAGTGTGTGCACGTCAACCGGGAATTCCTGCCGATAGCGGTATTCGCGGCGGATGCACTGATAATAGGCCTCCCAGCTATCGGACAGGCCAAAGAAGGCCATGTGGTGGGCATTCTGAAAGTTCATACCGAATCCGCCGATACGCGGCTTTGTAATCAGAACGCGGTATTTGCCGTCCTGGAAATCCTCAAAGGCCTGCGCCTTGAATTCGGGAGAGTCGGCGCCTGCCACCTCAATGGCCTGGGGGAGTAGGCTCGCCAGCATCCGGCTTTCCGCTTCCAGTCCACACCAGATAATCCATTGGCCCTCGCCTTTTTCCAGCAGGTCCAGGAGTACGGCTACCTTGTTTTCAGCCGTTCCCCGCCGTACCGTGTGCCGATCCGCTACGCCGTGCATATGCGTGAAGAATAGTTCGCCCTCGGGGATGTAATCGGTCGGTACAAAGTGCGGCGTAATGGTCAACTCGGGCAGGATAAAGCCGTCGTCGTCGTAGTCCAGGTCGGACGGCTTGACAATGGTCATGGCCCACGTGGCCAGCCAGCGGTAGAAAGGCTTTTCCGCGTGATGCTTCAGCCGCCATTCCTGCCCGCCCTTGTTGCTGCCCTTGCGGCGGAAGAAGCGCCCGTCAGCGTCCTGGAGTTGGTGCTCCTTGTTGGCATTGATAAAGAAGCGGGCCAGCATCTCGGCGCGGGTACAGATGCCCAGGAATTCGGCGTGGTTGCCCAGTTCAATGTGGTCATTCGGCGCGGGTGTGGCCGTGCAGCAGAGGCGGTACGGCGTCTCGGAAAACATCTCCGTCAGCCGCTTGCGGGTCTTGCCGTCCAGACCTTTGAGGATGCTGCTTTCGTCCAGCACCACCGCGCCAAAGTCGGCGGCGTTGAAATTGTCGAGCATCTCATAATTTGTGATAAACAGGTTGCCGTCGTCGGGGAGGTCGATCCCACTGCGAACGTACCGCACCTTTATCCCGAGGTCATTGGCCATCCGCGCCGTCTGCCGCGCCACGGAAAGCGGGGCCACGATCAGGGTCCGCTTGCCCATCAGCCGCGCCCATTCCAGTTGTATGTACGTTTTCCCCAGGCCGGTATCCGCAAAGATGGCCGCGCGGCCCTTACCGCAGGCCCAGCGGACCATATCCCGCTGGAATTGAAACAGCGCCGGGTGAATATCGGCGTCCTGTACCTTGATGCCAGCCGCAGGAACGATAGCTAACTTTGCCGCTAGAAACTCATCGTAGTTCATTTGCTTTCCTTTCCTTCCACCGGCAGCAGTTCCTCCGGCCTGAAATACATTTCGTAGTCATTCTGCCCCACGTGTACCTTGACGCGATGTTGGCCCAGGATGCAGGAATCAGCGCCCAGGTCTTCGGCGAAGAGGCCGCGGAAGATAGAGTCCGGCTCGCGAGGGGCCAGTACAACGGTGGTCACGGCTTGCCTCCTATCCGCCCAGCAGCCGCACGCAACTCGTACTCATCAGCCTGCAACTGGGCAACGCGGGTCGTCGTCGATGTTCCGCCGGCCAGGGCCAACGCGACGACGTGACAGGCGCCGGCGGCGCGCAGCAGGACCTGGGGATCGATGGTCAGATGGCGGACGTCGACGCCGTTCGCCGTCATCTCCACGGTGGCGGGCGCGCCACAGATCGGGCAGTTTCGAGGCTCAACGGGTGTCATCGGCTAGCTCTCCCTGGCGCCGGCGAGTGCGCCCGCGCGCCGGCGCTGATAGTTCGCGGCCGAGAGGCGGCGGCTGAGTTCTTTGCGGCAGTTGGGCCCGCAGATCGTCGCGTTTTTCGACATGTCCGCCGGGATCGGCGCGTCGCAGACGACGCAGTGGCGAGCCGTTTCGCGCTCGCGGACTTGCAGACAGGGGTAGCAGAGCGATCCCCCGCCGTTACCGTCGACCTTGTACAGGTGGGCGGCCGTCTTGCCGCAGACCGGGCACGTGCCGGCGCCCGTTTCCCGGCCGGCCAGGCGCTTGCTCAATCCGTTGACGTAGCCGGGATCGCGGGCCAACTCTTGGCGGCTGCGATAGGCCGCGTAGTCACGGCGGGCGGTTTCCCGGCGCGTGTCTGCCCCGAGGTCGACCGCAGCCACAGCCGGCCCGCTGTCTTCCCCTCCGCCAGGAAGCGGTACTGCCGCGCCGTCGGATACGGCACTTCCGCGATGATCTTCCGGCTGCGGATCGTCTCCAGGTCCTCGGGGCTCGCACAGTCCGCTATGACGACGGGAATAACCCGTGTACCATTCAGAGAAAGGTAGCCCGTCCTCCCCAGATCCGCGCAACTCGGCGTCGCGATCGGCGTCAGTCCCGGCGGGATCGTCACGTGTTGGTTGGCCGCAATCTGCCGCCAATCCCAATTCTCCGCGTAGTAAACCACGGTCCCGGTTGAGAGCGGTAAAGCGCTGAGCAAGGCTAAAAGGTAGATCCACATCGGCGGCTCCTTTCGCAGGGCCGGCCAGGTGAAGCACCAGGTCGACCAGTTTCCGGTTCGTTTCCAGCAGGTCCAGAAAAGCCTTGGCTTCTGTTGCGCTCATCGTGTCCCCTTTCGCCGCTCTTGCCGCGGCTTTGCTACACTTGGTTTTCCAACTCCGGCAACCTTGCAGTCTTCCCGTTGCGGCTTGTTGCGGTCTTTGCGCTGTTCGACCATTTGCCGCCTGAGCTGCTCGATGACGTCGCGAATCGGTACAAAGTCGGCCATGGTTTACTCCTGAAAGAGAAAACGGGGGCCGTCGAAAAAGATCGTGCCCTGGCCCAGCGGGCCGTTGCGGTTCTTGCCCACCTTCCAGTGGACGATGCGATAGCCGGCCTCTTCTACCCAGTGGCCCTCCTTGTCCTTCTCGCTCCACAGGAAGATCACCGCGTGGGCGTCCTGCTCGTACTGGCCCGACTCGCGCAGGTTTTCCAGCTCCGGCTCGCCGTTCTCGGTCTTGCCGCGGTTGAGCTGCGAGATCCCCAGGACCGGGATCTCCAGGTCGCGCGCCAGTTTCTTTAGCGCCTTGGAGATGCGCGTGTTGATCTCGACCAGGCTGCGCCCGTCCTCCTCGATGATCTGCACATAGTCGACGATCAGGAGATCGAGCCGCTCGGCCGCTAACCGGGCCATGCACTCCAGCCGCAGGGCGGCCAGGTCGGCCGAGGTGTCCAGGTAGGAAACCGACCCGGGCCAGTCCTCGACCTCGGCCAGGACCTGCGCCACCAGCGCCTTTTTGTTGGGCCCCAGGTCGCGCAGGTTGCAGGCCTCGCCCCACGATAGTCCGGCCAGCCGGCAGAGCCGCCGCCGGCCCAGGTCCTCGGCCAGCGTCTCCAGGGAAGTAAAGAGCACGTGGCGGCCGGCCATGGCGTTGGCGTCGGCGATGCACTCGCCGGCCGAGGTCTTGCCGATCGAGGGGCGGGCGGCCAAGAGCAGCAGGGCGCCCGGCCGCATCATCACGACCTCATCCCACACCGGCAGCCCCTCGCGCACTTCGCTTTCGCCGTCGGGGCCATCGACGGTGTAGCGATAGCCGAACGTCGGCAGGCAGACCGGGTTGCTCGATCGCATCTCGTCCAAGAGCGTCCCGGCTACCTCGGCCGACGACTTGGCCGCGAGCAGCTCAGCGCTTTCGGCGGCCTGGCTGAGGATCTCCATCGCCGCGGCGAAGGGGTCGGGCACCTGGTCGGGGTCGGCCGCCGCCAGCGGGCCGATCTGCGCCACGGCCGAGACGAAGCGGCGCAACCGCGCTTCCCGCTGCACGATGCCGACGTAATACTCGACATGCACGGCGGTGGGGACCGCCTCGCTCAGCCCGGAAAGGTAATCCATCCCGCCCACGTGCTCCAGCTGCTCGCGCTTGTCCAGCTCCGCCCCCACCGTGACCAGGTCGGGCGGGACGCGGCGGTCGTAACAGGCGCGCGCGGCGGCGTAGATCAGGCCGTGCACGTCGCGGTAAAAGTCGGTCGCTTTGAGGAGAGGCGCGACGGCGATAATGGCGTCGCGGTGCTGGAGGATCGCCCCCAGGACGGCCCGCTCGGCCTCAATGTTGTAGTAGGTCAGCTTTCTATCCGGTTGCTGCGGCATGGATCGGCTCCTTTCTCTGGGCGGCCAGGGCCTGCGCCCGGGCCTTCGTGGCCTCGTCGACGTGGGGCTCGGTTCCGTTACCGTTTTTCTTTCCATCCCCGGCCCTACCCTCCAGAGTGGCCCGGATGTAGCTCATGCTACACTTCTTGCCGCTCACGGCCTGATCGGTAGCTATTTTGACCTCGTCGAGTGGCCACAGGAAGAGGAGGGATAGAAACGCCACGACATCATCGGTGGACAGGCGTTTCCCGTGGTCCAGGTTACGGGCAAATTTCGGCAAATATTCTACCAGGACAGTCAGGGCCGCGGGGGTAGGTGGGTATTCCGTTACTGCCGCTTCGATGTGTTCGGATTCGACGTAGCTGGAGAATATCATCCCGGCTGACTCGCAGGCCTGGTAAACGATTTGCAGCGCCGTCGCGGCTACATAGCCTTCACCTTCTACTTCGCCTTCACCTTCGCATTCACCTTCAACTTCACATTCAACTTCGTTACTAGGTAGGGGCAAGGTAGGCGCTACGTAGGCGCTAGGTAGGGGCGGGGTAGCAACTGCGAAGCCACCAGGATGCGACCAGTTAGAGGTCTGGATAGCATTCCCCAGGCCGTGATAGCGGACGCGGTCAGTCCACCCCTCCGGCGCGGGCAGCTTGGACGGCGCGGCCCATGAGGTGCGGTGTTGGTACTGCCACCACTTGGTGATCTGGATGCAGCCCTCGTAGAGTAGGATCATCTCTTGCTCAGCCATCTCTGCCAACAGGTCAGGGATATCGGCCCTGGTGATTTCGTCGACGTTGGGACAGACGCCCCACTTCAGCGCCTGGGCGTCGGCCTGCAAGCGGCCCTGATCGTCGGCGGCCGCCAGCAGCATGGGCCAGAGCACTTTGGCTTTGAGAGAAAGGCGCCCGAAAGAGAGTGATTGTCCCAGTGGCTCGATCATCCTACTCATAGTGTTTTATCCCCGTACACGTGTGCGCTATACATCCGGCTCGGCGACCGGCTCGATCCGGATGCGGATCCACTTGCCCTTGTAGGCGTCCAGGACCTGTTTCAGGTTCACCGTCTCGGAGAGGATATAGCCGCCTTCCCCGTCCTCCTGGAGCAGCCCGGTCGCGTCGAACTTGTAGGCATTCAGGAGGTACTGGCGAAAATCGCGGATGCTCAGCTCGCGGTCGGCGGCGACTGCTACTTCCTTCCAGGCCGCGCGGGGATCCGGGCAGATCAGCACGGCCTCGCGGAAGAAGCTCCACTCCAGCTCCTCGGCCAGCTCGCGGTGCTCGCGCGTGAACCACTCGGCGACCTGGGCGTGCTGGCGGACGTAGGACTCGCTGCGCCGGCACTGGGAGGCCACGTAGCGAAGCGTGCCGGCCACGGCGCGGCGGCCGTCGCGAGCGGAGAGCCGGCGCTCGGAGGCGATGACCTCGGCCTGGCGCTTCACCTGCAGCGCAATGTCCCCTCGCCGCCAGTGGGTGCCGGCCTCGGTTTGATCTTCGCTGATGAGGAGGCTAATGACTTCCTCTAAACTGTCAGGATCAAGAAGAACGTTTTTATTGTCGCTCATTGTTGTCACACCTCTTGCTCATCGCCAGGCAGCTCCAGAGCACGAGGCCGATGGCAATCCCGGCCAGTAGCCCACCGATGCAGGCGAAGACAGTGGCGGTCATCGGCCCACCACCCCGGCGATCACGAACTGATGCTCCAGCACGATGGTCAGGTAGAGCAGCAGGAGGCCCATCAGGAAGAAGAAAACAACGATCCCCTTTGACATCGCCTTTGTCCTTTCTGTTTAATCCCCGGGCCCTGCCGGCCTCCCGAGCCCGGGGCGTTTTTTCCTTCGCGGCTCTGCTGCCGCGTCGGTTCCCCCTCGGGGCCAGCGGGGAAGTTACCTTTGTCACGTCTGCCGGTATACGACACCCGGCAAAGTGGCGGGGGGCGGTTACGATCCGCCGATCTCTGGCGTATGAGGCCAGCGTGTTAGCCACTACACTACCCCGCGATGTTGCCGGTTACGTTTCCGGCGTAGCAGGTGCGCGCTTCCTGCTACCGTGCGGTTGCCGTGGGCCTGTAGCCCACGCGGCCCGGCTCCTCCCGCCGCAAGTCCTACCATGTCGTTCTTGGCACGGGCCAGCTTGTGGAACTATTCAGCAGCGCGGCGGCGGGATTATGACCAGGCCCGTTGACCAGGGTACCCGCCGGTGTGGATTGCTTGCAGCCCTTCACCGGAGCCGCGCTTACTGCCATCAGTTGTTAAAGGTGCTGTGTACTACTTGCCTTATCTGCTGTAGCAAGTTACCTTCAGGTCGTCGGCCAGCACGTACACGGCGCAATGGTTGTTACCGGCGCTCCACCAGGCGCACCGCTCGCTGAGGCACAGGAGACTGTCGTCGTCGTTGTTCGGCCGTACCAGGGGGCAGCGCTTCGGCCTGGGCAACGCGGGCCTCTCTGGCTCTTCGCTCTTTTCCTTTTCCTGGCAGCTATAGCCCAGGTGGACGACCTCTTGCGGATCGGTCAGGAGCAGCCCGAGAGCGACCAGGTTGGGCACATCCTGCCAGCACGGCTCACCGCAGAGGTGACAGGGCAGCGCCACCTGTAGGGTCACCCGGCCCTCACCGCCGCGCGGCCGGTGTACGCGAAAACGCAGGCCGTCGATCATGATCGCGTCGTCCGGATCGATCTGGTCCAGCCGCGGGTCGTCCGCGGGGATCTCCAGCACGCGCGGGGCCAGCTCGTGGATGTAGCGGCGGTAGACCTCGACCTCGCGTAGCAGACGCTCGTTCTCCGCCACGGCGAGGTATGCCTGGTGTTCAATCAATGCCTTCTGCGCTTCTTCTTGGATAGTCACGTTCTCCTCCTCTAGTCCTCGTACTCCGGTGCCTTGACGTTGACGGATACCTTTTCCTCGAACTTGACGAAAGGCAGCGCGCCCGTTTTCTCGACCGCCCGAGCGTGCTTCGCCAAGAGCTTTTCGTTGAACGTCTCCGGGACCAGGATCCCCGGGATCTCGCCTGCGTGCGAGCGGGCGTAGGTGAGGGCCGCGGCCGGGTCGGTGATGCGGGCGACGCGGTCCACCCGGAAGCTGATGCCGGGGAGCAGGTGGCGATAGGTCGGGCTGCCGCTGTAGAGCAGGCGGGCCACGTCCTCGATGCGGGCGTCCAGCGTGCCGGCGATGGCCAGGGCCGCGCAGGACTCGTCGACGCGCTGCCGGAAGGTCTGCCACTCCACGGTGGCCTGCGCTGCCAGCTCGGCGGCGTGCGCCGCGGAAGCGGCCTGATCGGCGGCGGCGCGGGCCTCGCACCACTCCAGGTAGAGGTCGCCCAAGGCGATCTCAGGGTCGTTCGGGCAGGGCGGCGTCAGATCTAGCTCGAGCAGTTCCGTCGTTATCTCAGCCATTGGAGGCCTCCTCTTCCGGCGCTTCTTCCGTCGCGGCCGGCTCTTCCGCGGGGAAGAGGGGCTGCTGGCCGTTTTCGGTGTTGACGTACGCCAGCGTCTCGCGCACATACTGCGCGGACACCTCGTCCAAGGGGCCCTCGGGGGCCAGGCGGATGTTGAGCATCAACAACTGCCCGTTTCCCCATTGCTTCAAGCTGGCCACGCCCTGGGGGTGGACGATGTGCAGGAACTGGTGCCGCAGGTTGTCGATCGATTCGTCGGGCAGGTCCGGCCAGATTTCCCGGAAGAGGATGGCCGCCTTGGTGATCGGCCCCTTTTGCGGTGGCTCGTTTCCCGGCATGTCGGCGACGGCCTTCTCCAGGTCGGCCAACCAGGTGATCCGGGCCTCGTTGTGCCATTCGCAGCCGAGATCCCGGCAGTGGGCGATAAAGGCGTCCTGCTGTCCCTTGGCGATGATGTCGAGGAGGGAAACGGGCCCGAGCGTATCGAGGAAAGCTCGTTCGCTCTTGCCGTCGTTCGGCCATCCGGCGGCGCGGGCCTCGGCCAGGCCGGTCTGCCAGAGCACGCTGCAGGCGGCCTTTTGCTCTTCCGTGACTTCGGGGCGGGCAGGCTTTTCTTCCCGGGGCTCTTCCTGGGCGGCGGCAAAGCCCGGCTTTTCCTCGACGAATTCAGCCTCGATTATTTCCCGGGCCTGACGCTCCTGGTCGGCTGTGCTGGCGTCGACCCAGTCGGGCTCTTGTCGTGGGCCGTGGGTCTCGTCGAGCAGCCCGGCGATCTCGTTCTGGGCGGCCTCGATCTGCTGATTAACCCAGGTAACGACCGGCTCGATCTCGACCATGTGCTTGAGCTGGCGGGCCCGGCCGCCGTCTTCCAGCGGCATCGAGACCATCCGCGGCACCCGGCGCAGCGTGCAGCGCATGTAGTACAGCGGCCAGTCGCTGCCTTCGAGGCGCCTCTTTTCCTCGATGTCGGCGAGCTGCGCGCAGAGGCCCAAGTCGTCGTTCTTGGAGGTGGTGACCAGGGAGACGAGCCCGGGCAGGTTGGCCTGCAGCAGTTCCAGCACGATCACGTAGAGACGGCCCACCCACTTGCAGCCCGGATTCTTCTTGGTCCGCTTCTCGGGATGGCCGTAGTACGGGCACGGCTCCGGCTTGGCCGGCGGGGAGACGTGAAAGACGCCCTCGGCGTCGCGCCAGAGGCTCATCTCGACGCCGTCGCAGCGGTGGGTCAGCCCGCCGGCCGTCCATTCCTCACTGGTGGTCTGAAAGACCTCGGCGGTGGTGGGGAAGGGCAGGATCACGTTGAGGGCGGTCGGCTTGTCTCCATAGGCGGCCTTGAACGCGGCCATCACCTCGGGCCGGTCGCTCTCGAAGCGAAAGTACGGCAGCTCGGCGCCGGGGTAGCGGGCGATCGAACCGTCGTCACGCTTCTTTTCGCGCATCGGGCCGCCCTTGTGCAGCCGCCCGATCGTCGCCTGCATCGGGATCACGCTCTCGGAATCGGTGACGCCGCGAATGCCCCTCATCGTGCGGTTGGTTCGTGGCGTCCAAGTTGCGGTGGTCATTTTGTCGCTCCTTTCTTTCTCTCTCGGTCGGCCTCTCGTTCGACGATGAGCCGGCCCTTGTCGTGGATCGCCTCTAGCTTTTCCCGGGCCAACTGTAGCTCCAGTTTGGCCCGGGTGTCGGTGTTCGTGTGCGCCAGCCGGGCCAGGGCGAGGGTGACGTTCTCGCGGGCGGCGAAGGCCAGGCGGCAGATGTCGCTGGCGGTGTCAGTGTCCTTCCTCGGCCTGGCCACGGCGTACCTCCAGCTCGGCCGCGTCCGCCGCGGCCGTGAGTTTCCGGTCCAGCTCGTAGGAGCAAAGTGTGGCCGTGCCCAGAAGGAGGGCCACGATTACCAGGGTGGGGATGGCGGTGGCCAGGCCTTGCAGCGCCAGGGACAGCGAAGCGCAGAGCAGCAGCGTGGCCGTGCCCAGACTGTAGCGCATCAGGATGGACGTCCGCGGCCAGTAGTGCCGGACCAGCAGGTGCTGAACAAAGATGATCGGCGCTCCGGCGATGATGACCACGGCGACGGGAATCCAGGTCTGGGCTAGTAGTAAGACAATTCCGGTGTTATCCATGGCGATTCGTCCCTCGTAGTAGAATGGTGCTGACAACAGCACCTTACCAACTCAGCGATGAGCCAGCAGCCGCCCGGTGCGCGGGCTCCAGCGCTGGCCGCCGTAGCGACCGGGGCCGTTCGGGTTGACCAGCAGCCGGCTATCCCGCAGCTCCTGCCCGCAGGCGCAGAAGAAAAAAAGCAGCCTCTGGATGTTGTAGTGCGGATCGTCCAGGCCGAAGGTCAGCATCTTCTCGCCGCAGCTCGGGCAATTCCGGCGGCCGCGGCGCAGCTTCCAGGAGTGGCCGCCGGCGCAGACCGCGCAGCCGTCACGGTATTCCAGCTTCTGCCCACACTCCGGGCAGAGCACCGAGCTCGGCCGCTTGGCAGGAGCGGGAGGATCCTGCCGCGGCTGGGCCTGCGACTGGTGCGCCTGGCGCAGGGCGTCGAGCACGTCGCCGTATTCGGTACACGTGTACGGCGTGTTGTTATCGCACGGCCGGCCGAGCTTGCAGCGCAGGTCGATGACGCTCCAGTTGCGGCAGTAGGTGCGGCGGCGGTCTTCCATTAGCGTGCCTCCGCCTGACCCGAGGGCCAGATCACGAACAGCGGTGTCGCATCGATGATGCGCGCCGCAAGAAGGCGAGGGTCCCCGCCGGCAGCGCCCGGCGCGTCGCCGGCGGGGGTGACACTGGGAGAGAGAGGAGTCTCGCGCTCTTCGGGCGCGAGAGAGACGGCACCACGAACCTCGGCAGATACGTCGTACCGTCTCTCTCGCGTACAAGCAGGGTCGTCGGGTTCGAGCGGTATATCGTTCAATCGGGCAAATTCGCCGTGATATTTCAAGGCGGCCTCGTTGTAGGCAAGGGCGGCGTCGGCTGGGTCAGCGAAGAGGCCTAGCCAGCGCATCCGCCCGGCGACCTTGATCTTGGCCTGGTATTTCCCGCTGGCGCGATGAAACGATACGCCTTTGAATCCGCTGTTGTTGTTCCTTGACCGTCTGCGGTTGGCCTGGTTCTGTGAATCCGTGCAGACCCTAAGATTCCGCCGCCGATTGTCGAGGCCATTCCGATTCTTATGATCGACCTTTTTGCCGTCACCAGTGACTAGGCCCGACAGAAAGCGGTGCATAGAAATTCCGTTATGGCCCTTGACGGCATAACCGTTGCTGTGGCACCACGGCCCCGCTGCCATCACGCGCTCATAATCAGCGTCGTCAACGAGGGCAGCTTTTCCTTGGGTCAGCGGGATTTCACGCATCGCTATTCCTTCCCTGCGCTCACGGGCGCGGGTTCGTCGCCGTCGCGCCGGTTCAGATATTCCAGGAGGGCCTCGTCGATCATCTCGGAGCGGTTCTTGGAGACGCCCGAGCGCCGCAGTTGGGCGAGGTAGACATCCACCTCGTAGAGTGTTTCGGCGTTGAAGGTTACGGTGGTTTGGATCTGCTCGGTCATTTCTTTTCCTTCCCTGCGCGTGAGGTGCGCGGCCCCTGTCGATTCTTACCAGCCTGCCCGCTTGCAGATTCGAGAGTCGCGACCGAGGACTTCCATTACGAACCCATCGGCAGCGTCCCAAATGGCCCATTCGAAATCGTCGCCCGTGTAAGAGGATAACCACCGTGCCCGAAGTTTGCAGGCTGCTGATTCCAGGTCGGCAACGGTTTTCCCGGTGCGGTTGAGCGCGTCCTTTACCAGTGAGTAATTGTGGTAGACGTTCTCGGTAATGGCTTCGATCAATTCGCCTTCGCGCAAGTTGTCCTGAAAGAGGCCGCGCTTGAAATCGTTTACCGTCCAGGTGATCTCGGCTTCTTCGATTTGCTGTAAGATTTCTCTGGCGTCCATTTCATCGGTCCTTTCGTTGCTGCTCTCGTTTCGTGTGTGTGTACGTATGTGAGTATAACAGATAATTGAATTATTGTCAATCCCCTGTACTTCAAATAAAGCACCAGTTTCAACATTATCGGAAGTAGAAAGGCAAATTGCTCACAGGTGATTGAATTATGCTAAACGCTCTGTCACTTCATCCAGTGGTTGAACTTTGCTATACTTCCTGTATGAGCGAAGTCGGGGTTGTGCTGCGCCAGATAAGAAAAGACGCCAGGATGACACAGGAGGAGGTTGCCGAGGCGCTTGACATATCGGCTAACTATGTCAGCCTAGTAGAACGAGGCGACCGCACGCCCTCCTGGCGCTTCCTGGCGTCCTTTGCCAACCTGCTGAAGATTCCCGTCAACAGCTTGCTCACGGCCGCTGGGCTCGTGGACACACCGGCGGTCAACGAGGAAGAGATTACCGCCCTCGTGGCGGTCAACCCCGACATGGCGGTCATCTTCGAGTTGGCGCGCAAGAACCCCCGGCAGCTACCGGAGCTGGTCAAGTTTGCCAAGTACCTCATGAGTAAGGGTGAAGAAACCGAGTAGGGAGCCATGCACCGCAAGTGGACCATCTCCACCGAAGAGGACATCCTCAAGACGATCCGCCGCTATCGCCGCGCCGCGTCCTGGGTTGTGGCCGGGCTGTGCGGCCTGGTGGTAGTTGTATCTTTCCCTTTTCGTGGTATATTAGCAGTGTGGTACGGCGTCGTCGGCTGGGCCTTGTGTGCAGCCTGGCTGCTGGCGCTGGGGGAAACAGCGGAAAGGCGCGTCCACCAGGCGCTGCTCAGGTATATGCTGGCGATGTGTGTAAGGTGGTAACGGGAGGACAACGTGACTGAAAAGAAGAAAACATCGTGGAACAACGTCAAAGGCGGGGCCTTGTGCATGGTCGTCGGGATCGTGCTGCTCGTGCTCAATAACCCGCTGGGCAATTACTTTGGGTACGGCCTGCTGGCGCTGGGACTGATCGGGATCGTCTGGGGCGCGATCGGCATGGTCAGGGGGAAGGTGAAATAGCACGTCTGCTATGTTTGCGCGCAAACGTCTTCCTTTGCTATAATGCTCTCACCAGATCATTGAAAGGAAGCAAACGGGATGCCCTCACCCATCACCGACAACACCCTCTTCTACGGCGACAACCTGCCCATCCTGCGCGACTACATCCCCGACCAGAGCGTCGATCTCGTTTACTTGGATCCGCCGTTCAACTCCAACCGCAGCTACAATGTACTCTTCAAGGACGAAAGCGGCCAGGAATCGGAGTCGCAGATCGAGGCCTTTGACGATACCTGGCACTGGGACGAGCGCGAGGAGCGGATCTACCGCCAACTGGTCACGGAACTGGGCGGCCAGGTGGGGACCATGATCGGGGCGCTGCGGCAGTTCATCGGGACCAACCAGATGATGGCCTACCTGGTCAACATGGCGGTGCGGCTGGTGGAGCTGCACCGGGTGCTCAAGGATGCGGGGAGCCTGTACCTGCACTGCGATCCGACGGCGAGTCACTACCTAAAGATCGTGTTGGATACGGTGTTTGGGCCGGAAAACTTTCGTGGTGACATCACCTGGTTGCGGCATAACGCCCGCAGCACCACGGGACGGTGGCCACGAGTCCACGATATTCTCCTGTTCTACTCCAAGGGCGACAATTTCGCCTTCCAGCCAATCTTAGTCAAGGCAGATCAGGGCAAACTGCCCCACACCCTGATTACGGGCCCGGATGGATTGAAGTATCAGACGTACGAGCTCACGGCACCGGGTCTGACCAAAGAAGGAGAAAGCGGCAAGCCATGGCGTGGTTTTGATCCGTCAGCCATGGGCCGGCATTGGGCCAATAATTCGGTCATGATGGAGCAATGGGACCAACACGGCCTGATCCACTGGCCCAAGCAGGGGGGATTTCCGCGGCGACGAGCTGAACATCCTTTTGTGGCCGATGCACGAATGATCACAATCGGCGACGTTTGGACAGACATTGACCGTATCAACCAATCGGCCGCCGAGCGCCTCGGCTATCCGACTCAGAAACCCGTCGCCCTCCTGGAGCGCATCATCCAGGCCAGCAGCAACCCCGGCGACGTCGTCCTCGATCCTTTCTGCGGCTGCGGCACAGCCATCGACGCTGCGCAGCGACTCGGCCGGCGCTGGATCGGCATCGACATCACCCACCTGGCCATCTCCCTGATCCGCTACCGGTTGGAGGCCGCCTTTCCCGGGATCCAATTCCAGACGGTCGGCGAGCCGCAGTCCCTGGGATCGGCCCGGCAGCTGGCCTCAGAGGACCGCTACCAGTTCCAATGGTGGGCCCTGTCGCTGATCCGGGCTCGCCCCCTGGGCGGCCAGGCCGGGGACAAAAAGGGGAAGAAGGGCAGCGACAAGGGCATCGATGGGGTGATCCTGTTCGTCGACGAGGCCGGCGGAAAACCGCAGCAGGTCCTGGTCCAGGTCAAGAGCGGGCATGTGTCGTCGGCGACCATTCGCGATCTAAGTGGGACGATCCAGCGGGAGCAGGCCGCCATCGGCGTGCTGATCACCTTGGAACCGCCGACGTCGGAGATGGTCAAGGAAGCGGCCAGCGCGGGCTTCTACGACTCGACGCTCTGGCAAGGGGAATTCCCGCGGGTCCAGATCCTGACCATCGAGCAGCTGCTGGCCGGGGCCAAGGTGCGGATGCCGGCAGCCCATGGGACATTCCAGCAGGCGCAGCGGGTGCAAGAGGAAGGGAAGCAGATGGAGATGGAGATGTAGCGTTGCTAGAGTTGAGAAACTAAGCGTAGCAACGCCCCCGGTCAATGGGCCGGGGGCGCTGTAGGCGGCTCTACAGCTGGACGATCCACTTCCACTCACTCCAGACGTCGTGTTTGATCTCCTGAGCCTCGTCCAGGACGTCTTCCTCAATCCGGTCGGCGCTCTTGGCCCACTCGCGGCTCGCGCCGATCTGCGCGTCCAGGCTGATCTCATAATCCGGGAAGGCGGCCTTCAGCGCCGCCTCCAGCATCTCCTGGTATTTCTCGATGCTGGCCCGGGCGTCGACGCCGACCAGGTTGTCGGGATCGCTGCCGAACATGGCCTCGTCCGAGGTGTCGATGGCGAGGCGGATGTAGTTTTCGTGCTTCATCGTGCGCTCCTTCGGCGCTGCTGTCCTGAGCGCCCAGTCGATTGCCGAGGCTTGCCCCTTCTCCGAATCGATGTGTAGGACGTCGGTGCAGATGCGGCCGATCAAGGCGGCCCGTTCCTCGGTGATGCGGTAGTTCAGGTATCCCTCTCGCGGCATTGCGTCCTCCCTACAGGCAATCATCACACAGCCCGGTGCTCGGGGCCGTGCTGAACGGATACTCACCGGCGTAGCCAGTTTGCCCGCAACTCCGGCAGCGCATCTGTTTACGGTTGCTCGGGCGGGCGACCAGTTTGCCTCGGGCGACCAGTTCCGCCGTTTCGCTCTCTACGTTGTGGCGGCCCGCGCCGCCGATGCCCAACCCTGACTCGCTGAAATCTCGCTCGCTCATTGGATCCTCCTCTGCTATCGAATCGTCCGGCCCGAGTGATTCTTGACAATCCGGGCGGCGGCCTCGTGGCCGTATTTGTGCTCCAGGGCCCGGACCCCGGCGCGGCGGTTGTATTGGCGCGTCTTGGCGGCGGCGATTTCGGCAATCCGCTCGCGGCCAGCCCCGAACTCGATTTTACCGGCGTCTAGGGGGCAACCGTACTCGCGGGCGACCTCGTCCACCAGGCGCAGGTGAGCCTCGATTTGTTCCAGCGTGGCGCGCTGAATCGGGGCCAGGGCAGCCTCGCCCATCATTTTCACCGTGCGCGGATCGGGACGGGTCTGGTTGTAGATTCGTTCGGCCTGCTCGTGGATTTTGTCGCTCATTTCGCCGCTCCTCTGCTCGCTCAACCGTTCCTTTACTGTGTCTATATTGTACCACACTGTGGTACATCTGTCAAGCGGCAGGTGTTCTAAAGCAGGCCGGAAAGTAGAACCTTGGGTGACGGTTTCTATTGTTCGCGCGCAAACATTCTGCTACCTCGCCCCGTTTTCCATAGTTGCACCCGCGTTCTAACGCTGGTATAATGTGTACGACCTCGGCAGGCCACGTGGCATGCCGAGGTCTGTTCTTTGCTAACAGAAAGCGACAAGGCGGCTTACTGGACGCGGTTCAAGCAGCTCGTGGAAGCGATCGGCTACGGCCATCTCCAGGAGGTCGAGATCCGTGACGGCGTACCCATCAGCGTCGCCTTGGCCGTGGCTGAAATTGACCTAACCAGGGAAAGGGCGCCGGCGAGGCGGGCCGCTATTATCAACATTGACAATAGCCGCAAGAAGTAGTATACTTAAGACGTTGAAAGTATCATAAGGTGCCGTTGCCGTACACGAGTACGGCGACGGGGACGCAGCAAAAACCGGAGAGCCGGAGGCGCTAGAGCCTCCGGCTTTTTCTATTCAGGAGAAACCAATATGGGAGCACTCGAAGGCACGCAGTTACTGATGTGGCTCGGCATCAATTTCGGCTTCGCGGCGATTGTCTGCATCGTGCTCCTGGTGATGTACCAGAAGCTAGTGAACATCCTCTCTGACATTATCAAAGGCAACACGACGGCGATGACGGAGTTGAGGGGCGTGATCGCCGCGGTGTGTGACCGGCTGGACCGACTCGAAGGACAAGGCGGCAATCGGAGGTAGCAATGGAACAGTGGTGTACCTGGCTCGCGCAGTTCTGGGCTCCCGGCGTCCTGGCGACGCTGATCACGCTGGCCGTCTCGTGGGCCGTCGACGGCTGGACCTGGTGGGCGCAAATGCCCGGCAAGGCGAAGGCGGGCATCTTCGCCGCCCTCTGTATCCTTGTCTCCCTGGGAGCATGGTTCGCCGGCAGCAAACTCAACTGTGAGCAATGGCCTACCCTGGGCAGCGCGCTCTACGTGGCCTTCCTGGCCGCCCTGACCTTCCTGGCCGGCGCCTATCAGCATGAAAATGAAAAAGAGAAGGGTAGCCTTCTCCTGCCGCGGTCCTCGCGTTAGAGAACCGAGCTGTAGTCCTTTCTCGCCCCGGTCGATCAACTCTTTTGGCCGGGTGACCACAAAAAGTGGCCGGCAATGCCCAATCGGCAACGGCGGCCGGGGCGAGATGACTTGGAGCGGTGATGGCGCCTAATACAGGCAGCCGGAGCTGGCGCACCTTAACACCTGAAGAGCAGGAGGATCTCCTGCATGGTAGCGGCACCCTGGCCGATCGCTGCCGGCGCCACAACGCTCGCTACAAGAGCGTGTCCAAGGCGGTAGGCAGACGCGGAAGCGGTGGAAACCCGCCGCTGGCGCCGCAGCCCGAGAGCGCAGCGACCTCGACGTCGTTCGAGCAGCACACCGACGGCACGGCGGCCGCGGAGGCGCGCACGTCGTTCTACCTGACCGACGAGGCGCAGCGGGTCAAGACGCTGGACCAGCTGCTGGACGCCTGCCAGGTCGACCGCGAGGCGTGGAGCGTTCGCGACTACCGGGTCAACGCCTGGGAGCAAAACAGCGTCCGGGGTGGGCTGATCACCCTCTTCCAGGTCCGGGCGAACCTCATTCCCAACCCGGACGCCGCGGCGGAAGACGCGCTGGAGCAGCTGCTCGAGCAGATCGCCGCCTACGCGCCGCGCTACGAAGTCCCGCCGGCGCTGCCTGGTAAAGGTTCCTATTTGCTGGTGCCGTGCTTCTTCGACGTGCACCTGGGCAAACGGATCCTTTCCAAGGACTCCCTGGCCGACGTCGCGGCGGGGTTTCTGGACGCGGCCGTGCAGCTGGTGGCCCGGGTGAAAGCGGCCGGCTACGAGATCGACCAGATCCTTTTCCCGGTGGGCAACGACCTCCTCGAGGCCGACACCTACCAGGAGACGACGACGCACGGCACGCCGATGCCGCTGCAGGCGCGGCTGGCCGAGGTGGAAGAGGCAGCGTGCTGGGTACTGGTCAAGATCGTCGAGCTGCTGGCCACGTTGGCGCCGGTGCACGTGGTCGGGATCTCGGGCAACCACGACTTTCACTCGATCTGGTGGCTGGTGCGGTTTCTGGCGGCCTGGTTCAAAAACCATCCACGGGTGACGGTCGACAGCGGGGACCTGCCGCGCAAGTACTTCGCCTGGCGGAGCATCTTGCTGGGGTTGGCCCATGGCAAGGAAGAAAAACCGCCGCAGCTGCCGCTGATCATGGCCACCGAGGCGCCGCAGCCCTGGGCCCGCAGCACCTGCCGGGAATGGCTGATCGGGCACAAGCACACCCAGGCCCTGCAGGTCCTGGAGGTGCGCGAGAACCGCGGGGTGCTGGTCCGGCTGGTGCCCAGCCTGGCCGATCACGACGCCTGGGAGTTCTTGCACGCTTATACGAGCAACCAGCGGGCGGCCCAGGGGATCCTCTATCACGAGTCCGGGGCGGTCGACACGATGACCATTCCGGCCGGGCCTTCAGGCTTAGACGAGTCTCGTTTTGTGACGGAAGCAGTCACGAGAAAAACTTGAGGTAAGAAACCATGAGAGTTGACGTCGCTCCACGAATGAGCAAAGAGGGCTTCATAGAAGTTCTACAGCAGGCCAAGTCGCCGGCGGCCGCTGTGGCCGGTGAGTGCTACGACGAGTTTGTCGCCGCCGGTCTGGATCCGGCCGTGGGGCTGGCTTTTTTCGAGCACGAGAGCACCTATGGCCGCAGCGGCGCGGCCACGTCATCGCACAACTGGGGGAACATCCGGCCCACACGCACGGGCTGGTTGGAACGGCTCGGCTGGCACGACGGCTTCTACAAGTCGACCACCACCGGGAGCTTTCTGCTGTTCCGTGACCGGGACGGCGAGCCGGACGGCAGCGCCTGGATCCGCTCGGCGCGGATGTGGGCCCGGCTGATCTCCGAGCTGTACGTGCAGGACTGGCAGCTCAATGAGGTCCGGCCGATCCTGGTTAAGTACGCGCCGGGGCGGGACCGCAACAACCCGGGCCACTACGCCGACGTCGTCGAGGAGGCGGTGGCAAGCTGGGCGGAGGAGTACCCGGCCGAAGACGAGGTGACCCGCCTCCGCCGGGAGATCGCCGAGCTCGAGGAGCAGCTGAAGGCCAAGTGGCAGCGGCTGATCGAGCTGGTCCCGACCGAAGCGCGCGCTCTCCCGCCGAGCGGGGATGTTCGGGAGACGGCCACGCAGCCGATCCTGTGGACGGGCCCGGCGGGGCGAGCATGAGGGTGAAATGGCCCTGAGTCTGAAACGGCGTAAGTTTGTTGAGGAATATCTGCGCTGCTGGAACGCCAGCGAGGCAGCCCGGCAGGCTGGGTACACCCATGCCGATCGGCAGGGCTCACGCCTGTTGAGTTTTGTTGAGGTCCAGGACCTCATCGGCAAGCGCATTGCCGAGGTGGCCATGTCGGCGGATGAGGTCCTGCTACGGTTGGCCGGGCAGGCGCGGGGCTCGATGGAAAGCTTCCTGACCATCGGCGAAAACGGCAGCGTCAAGATCGACCTGGCCAAGGCCCAGGCCCTGGGCTGCCTACACCTGGTCAAGGGTTTGACGGAGGCCGAGTTCGGGTTCAAGCTCGACCTGTACGATGCCCAGTCGGCCCTGGTGCAACTGGGTAAGGGCCACGGACTTTTCACCGACCGGCACGAGCACAGCGGTCCGGCCGGCGGGCCGATCGAGATCATCGAGGTTGTAGGCGAGGACAGCGCGCCTGCAGGCGCGCCTTCGGGCGCGGCAGTGGACGAGGACAGTGGCTCATGACCTGGTCGAGATTGTCGGCAACCGAATGCGGCTGCACCTCCATCCCGGGCAGAAACGCGCCTGGGACAGCCGGCGTCGCATCGTCGCCGTCCTCGCCGGCACCCAGGGCGGGAAGACGTCTTTCGGCCCGCATTGGCTGTACCGGGAGATCAAGGAGCGGGGGCCCGGCGACTACATCATCGCCACGCCCACCTTTCCACTGCTCGAGCTCAAATGCCTGCCCGAGTTCCGCGGCCTGTTCGAGGACCGGTTGGCCCTGGGCCGCTACACAGCCTCGCCGGTGCGCAAGTTCTCTTTCAGTGCGGCCGGCCAGAAGCGCACCTTCAGAGATTCCGGCATCGACTACCGTACCAACGTCTACTTTGGCTACGCCGCCGATCCAGAGAGCCTCGAAAGCGCAACCGCCAAGGCGGCCTGGTTGGACGAGGCCGGCCAGAAACGGTTCAAGCTCGGCTCGTGGGAAGCGATCCTGCGCCGGCTCTCGCTGCACCTGGGGCGCCTGCTCATTACCACGACCATTTACAACCTGGGTTGGCTCAAGGCCAAAATCTGGGACCGCTGGAAGGCCAAGGACCCGGACATCGACGTCATCCGTTTCGAGAGCATTCAGAACCCTGCCTTTCCACTCGCGGAGTTCGAGCGGGCCCGACGCGATCTGCCGCGCTGGAAGTTTCGGATGTTCTACCAGGCTCTGTTCGAGCGACCGGCCGGACTCATCTACGATGCGTTCGACGAGGCGCTGCACAAGGTGCCGCGATTTGCCATTCCCGAGGATTGGTCGCGCTACGTGGGGCTCGACTTTGGTGGAGTCAACACGGCCGCGCTGTTCTATGCCAAGGACCCGACCAGCGGACGGCTGTTCCTGTACCGCGAGTACAAGGCCGGCGGGCGGACGTCGGCCGAGCATGCCCGCTTCCTCCTGGAGGGCGAGCCGGGCCGGCCGTTTTGTGTGGGCGGGTCCAAGTCGGAAGGCCAGTGGCGCCGTGAGTTCGCCTCGGGGGGACTGTCGATCAAGTCGCCGGCGATCGCCGACGTCGAGGTCGGCATCGACCGTGTCTACGGCGTGCACAAACGGGGGACCCTATATGTCTTTGACGACCTGGACGGTTACCTGGACGAGAAGCTGACCTACAGCCGTGAGCTCGACGAGAACGGCGAGCCGACCGAGGCCATCGAAGACAAGGAGACCTTTCACTTTATGGACGCCGAGCGCTACATTCTGGGCTATTTGAATCAACCGGAAAAGTCCAAGGCGACGAGCCGACAGGGGTAACGACAGGGGTAACCGATGGCCGTTAGCGACGATCTGAAGAAAGCCTACACGGTGCTCAGCGGGAAACAGAGCCTCTACACCACGCTCTGGTCTTACTACGACGGCGACCAGCCGCTGGTCTACAGCTCGCAGCGCCTGCGCGAGGTGTTTCGCGGCCTGGAGGCGAGGTTCGTGCAGAACTGGTGCGCGGTCGTCGTCGACAGTTGCCTGGACCGCATCCAGCTCACCGGCTTTCAGGTCTCCGGCGACGAGGAGGCCCAGGCTGCGCTGAACGCCGCATTCGTGGCCACCGAGCTCAGCCTCGACGCCGACGACGCCCACCTGGCCGGCCTGGTCACGGGTGAGGCCTTCCTGATCGCCTGGCGCCAGGACGCGATCGACGGAGAAGGGGAGATCATCCCGGACGCGGGCGAGATCGAGGCCTTTTACAACGACCCGCGCCTCTGTCACGTTGAGTACTCGCCGGACAACCCGCTCAAGAAACTCTGGGCGGCCAAGTGGTGGGTCGCCGTGGACGGTAGGTACCGGCTCACGATGTACTACCCGGACCGGTTGGAGTACTACGCCAGCGCCAAGCCGGCCGCCGAGGTCGGCGATGCCGAGTCGTTTGGGCCGGATCCGAATCGCGAGACCGCGCCCAACCCGTTCGGCATGGTGCCCGTGTTCCACCTGCGCAAAGAGCGGCGCCGGATCAAGAGCGAGCTGGAAAACGTAGTGACGCTCCAGGACGCCATCAACAAGCTGTTCGCCGACATGATGGTCTCGGCCGAGTTCGCCGCGTTCCGGCAGCGCTACATCATCAGCAACGCCGACACGTCGTCTTTGAAAAACGCGCCCAACGAAATCTGGAACATCCCCGCCGGCGACGGCGTGGGCCAGGGGACCGCCGTCGGCGAGTTTGGCGAGGCCGGGTTGGGCAATTACCTGACGGCCATGGACAAGCTGGCCGGGTCGGTGGGCATCATTACCCGCACGCCGCGGCACTACTTCTTCAACCAGAGCGGCGATCCCTCGGGTGAGGCGCTGATCGCCCTCGAAGCTCCCTTGAACAAGAAGTGCACGCGCTTCATCGGTCGCTTCGGCCACACCTGGCAGCAGATGGGCTCATTCCTGCTGTCCCTCCTGGGCTACGACGTTGCGCCCGAGTCGATCACGCCGCAGTTTGCCAAGCCCGAGACCGTGCAGCCCCGGACGCAGGCGGAGATCCGGCAGATGAACACCGGCGCCGGGATCCCGATCACGACGTCCCTGCGCGACGAGGGGCGCAGCCAGGAGCAGATCGACCAGGTCCTGGCCGACAAGGCGGCCGAGGCCGCGGCCGGCCAGGCGGGACTGGCGAAAGCGCTACTCGACGCGCAGCGCAACTTTGATCAGCAGAGTGGAGGCAAGCAATGAAGACGGTTCGCATTGGGGCCCTGGACTACCAGGTCGTCGAGGTCGAGCGGCTGCAGGCCGACGATCGCAGCGCCTTGATCGGCCTGATCAACACCCACGAGCTGGTGATCCAGGTCGAGACGCGGCTGGACCCGCAGATGAAACTGACCACGGTCTGGCACGAGACGCTACACGGGCTGCTCTGCCAGGCCGGGATCGACGAGCACGACGAGAAGACGCTGGAGGTACTGAGCTACGGGATCGTCCAGGTGCTGCGGGACAATCCGCAGCTGGCGCCGGCAGACAAACAAGAGTGAGGTGAACGATGGCTAACAAAGATGCAACGCTCCTGGGGAAAATGGTGGAACGGTTCGTCAACTATGCCGGCAGTCGCTTCGCGCGGCTGGGGGCGACTATCCTCTACAATTCCAGCGAGGTCGAGCTGGGCACGGCGGCCAGTCCGCTGTACACGTCGCCGGCCACGTCGCCAAACAATCAGCCGGTGGACCTAACGGGCGGCAAGACGATCCTGCGCGCGGCCATCTCGGCGGCCTCCAGCGGCGACAATACCGTCGTCGCCGCCGTGGCGTCCAAGAAGATCAAGGTGCTGGAGGTCGTGCTCATCGCCGCCGGCGACGTCGACGTGCGCTTTGAGTCCGCCGCCGGGGGCACGGCGTTGACCGGGGTGATGAGCCTGGCCGCCGACGGCAACGGCTTCGTTGCCCCGATGGCCACGCCGGGGCTGCATCACTTCGAGACGGCCGCGGCGGCGCTGCTCAACCTGGAGCTGTCGGCCGCCGTCCAGGTGTCGGGCTGGCTTGTGTACTACACGGAGGCGTAGCCGTGAAACTGCGCGGAGTGGGTGACAAGGTCATCGCGCTGGGCTCTCAGCCCTGGCAGTTCTGCCGGGGCCTCTACACGGCCTCGCAAATCGTTGCGGCCTACGATTGCACCGGCCTCACACTGGCCAGTGCCTTGGTGGACATCACCGGTAACGGGAACGACCGCACGGTTGGATTGATTCCTGGGCATACAGCGGGCGACGGTGTAGTTTACAACGGTGTGAACCAGTACTTAGTTACGCCAGTGACTCCGCTCTCCACTAACTGGACCCTGGTGCTGAAATGCCACGACGCAACCACGGGCGGCAACACCTTCGCTTGCGGTTGCTATGACGTAACCGGGAATAAGTTTTTCTTGGTCAGCCCTGATTTTGTCGGTAGTGGTCGAATCTATGGAAACGGGGCCTATGTCCAGGTTGCCCCGCCGGTCACTTCTGGTGTATTAGGTGTTGCTGGCAACCAGGGCTATCTAAATGGCGCTCCCGACGGGGCGGCTATTGGCGCGGGAACCGTGCCGGCATACGCAATTTTCACCGGTTGTCTGAACAATGCGGGAGTTGCTGCTTATCATATGGCCCTTACTGAGTCTAGTCTGCTTATTGCCAATACACCACTTTCGGCTACCGCGATGGGGTACCTGGCGACGGACATGCCGTGAGGATGCGATGAAGAAAGTTTGGCTCTGCGCTCTGCTCCTGATCATGGTGCTCCCCGCATTCGGAAACGCGGGCGCGAGCGGGCGCTGTTGTTTGACCTTCGCCTGGGAGCGGGCGACGGGCATCAGCGAGGGCACGTTCTACACGGAGTCGCCGCAGTACCAAGGCGGCTATGGTTGCCCGTCGAGTTGGGGCGCGGCGGTAGTGGCGGAGCAGCACGGCTGGACAGTAGAGACCGCCGGCCGCTGGAGTTGGAACTGGGTCGTCGATTGGGCGAGTCGCGGCGGGCTCATCATTTATGCGCTGCCGGGCGATGGATACAGCGGCCCGGACGGCCTGATGCACGCGTACTATTGCGACACCTATGACGTCTCTCCTCCCGACTACGGGGCATTCTGGTGCTATGACATCTGTAATCAGGACGGGCGCTGGTGGAACGCACAAGCAATGCGGGATTACTGGTCGGGTTGGGCTGTGGGGGTGTTTCGGTGAGCGATCCTAGAGTCGTCGTGGTCATGCGTGAATTCAAAGCGCAGCTATTGGCGCGCGAAACGGCGCAGCAGATAGAGATGGCCCGGCGCTGGTTAAAAACCGAAGAGGAATTGGAAGGTAAGATCGAGGCGCTGGCCCAGCAGCTGGCCGACATGCGCGAGGCCGGCGAGACGGTGGCCTCCTGGCGCGTGTACGAGCTCGACCGCTATCGCTCCCTGCTCGCCCAGGGCCGCGAGGAGTTCCGCAGCTATGCCGGCTACGCGGCCGGCCGCATCGAGCAGGGTCAAGAGGAGTTTGGGGCGGTGGGCCTGGAAAACGCGACCGAAGCGATCACGGCCAGCTACTCGCCCTACGGCGTGGGGGCGATGTTCAACCGGCTGCCCTTGTCGGCGATCGAGAACATGGTCGGCCTGTCGGCCGGCGGCGCGCCGTTGGGGGAGCTGCTGCGCGAGCGCATGGTCGGATCGAGCATCGACGTCTGGCAGCGCCTGACCCAGACCCTCGTCGACTCGACCGCCCTGGGCCGCAACCCGCGGGTCACCGCCCGACTGATGCGCGACGACCTCTCCGGCGGGTTGGACAAGGCGCTGGAGATCGCGCGCACCGAGCAGCTGCGCGTTTATCGCTCGGCCAGCTCGCAGCAGTACCAGGCCTCGGGTGTGGTCCAGAAGCAAAAGCGCCTCTGCGATCACAGCGGGCGGGTCTGCGCGGCATGCCTGGCCGACGAGGGGCGGGGGTACCCGCTCGACGCGCCGATCAGCGATCACCCGCGGGGCCGCTGCACGGGAGTGCCGGTGGTCGTCGGCCTGCCCGAGGTCCAGTGGACGCAAGGCGAGGACTGGCTCCAGACCCAGGACGAGGAGACCCAGCGCCAGATCCTGGGCCCGCAGCGCTACGAGCTGTGGCAAAACGGCCAGCTCGACTTTGGCGCGATTGCCACGCATACCTACGACGACACGTGGGGCTGGGGCCTGGGCGTCACCCCACTGCGTGAACTAGAACCGACCGGGTGAGAGGCCCGGACAAGGAGATTGGCGAGATGCCGGCAAGGAAGAAAGAAGAATCACCGCTCGTCGAGACGGGCGCCATGGTCGCGGAACAGGAAGCGCCGGGCGTCACGGACAACGTGGCCGTCCTATGGTCCGAGACCACGATCTACGGCCTATGGTCGCCCAGCCTACAGCTGTGGTGGCCACCGCAGGCCGCGCACAGCGCCACGGTTTTTCACACGCCGCACCTGGGTGTGGCCCATGCGCAGCTGCGTAACGTGCTCAGCGCCCGGAACGGCGGGTATCGCCGTGACTGGGTCATTCAGCAGATGGTCGAGACGCCGGGCGCGGAGAGCGCGTCCAAGGAGTAAGGCGAGATGCCAACGGAAAGCAACCAGCAACAGCAGCAACAGCAGGACCCACCGGCCGGACAGCAGCCCGGCCAACAGCCGCCTGCAGGTGGGACAACCCCGCCGGCAGACTTTGAGATGTGGCTCAAAGAGCAGACGGACGACGTCCGCAAGCTCTACGAGCAGCACACAACCGGCCTGCGCAGCGCGCTGCAGAGCGAGCGCACGCAGCGAAGCGACCTGGCCCGGCAGTTGCGAGACGCGGCGACCAAGGCCGAGGCCGGCAGCGAGGCCCAGAAGAACCTGGCCGAGACGGCCGCCAAGTTGGAAGAGGCTGAAGCCCGCGCCTCTTTCTTCGAGGAAGCCACTAAGCCGGAGATCGGCTGCACCAACCCGCGCCTGGCCTACCTGGCAGCGAGAGAATCGCAGGCCATCGACGGCAAGGGCAGGATCAGCTGGGAGGAGCTCAAGGGCGCCTACCCGGAACTATTCAAACCGAAAGCATCTACGTCTGCCCCGGCCGGTAATGCCGGGGCGGGGACCGGCGCGCCGCCGGCGGCCTCGTTCGATATGAACGCGATCATCCGCAAGGCGGCCGGCCGACAGTAAGAAACTCGAGGAGGTTTTTCGATGCCCTACAATAGCCTGATTTCCCGCACCGACATGGCCGGGTTGATCCCGGTCGAATACACCGACGAGCTGCTCGCGCGGACCGCCGAACAGTCGGCCGTTCTGCGCCTGGCCCGCCGGCTCCGCGATATGCCCACCAGCACGCGGACGATGCCGGTCATCTCCAGTCTACCGACGGCCTACTTTGTGTCCGGCGACACCGGGCTCAAGCAGACCACCGAGATCAACTGGGAAAACGTGACCCTGACCGCCGAGGAACTCGCCGTCATCGTCCCCATCCCGCAGTCGGCCCTGGACGACAGCGGTTACCCGGTTTGGGACCAGGTCAAGCCGCTCATCGAAGAGGCCGGCGGCCTGGCCATCGACCAGGCGGTGATGTACGGCACCAACATCCCGGCTTCCTGGACGGTCGCCTTCGGCGCCCACGCCGGCATCGTCGCGTTGGCCACGGCCCACAGCGCCACCGTCTCCCTGGCCGCGTGCCTCGACGTCTACGACGCGCTCTTCAACGAGACCAACGGCGTCGTCTCCCTGGTCGAGGCCGACGGCTTTGCCGTCACCGGCCACATCGCCCACTCCTCGCTCAAGGCGCGCATCCGCAACTGCCGCGACGCCGACGGCCAGCCGATCTTCAAGTCCGGCGGGAACATCGGCGTTACCTTTGCCACCGGAGAAATCGACGGCGCGCCCATCCTGTACCCGCTCAACGGGTCGGTCGACAGCGCGCAGTCCCTGGACATCGCCGGCGACTGGCGCCAGCTGGTCTTTGCCATGCGCAAGGACATCACGTACACCGTGGCCACCGAAGCGGTGATCACCGATGCCGCCGGCACCGTCGTGTACAACCTCTTCCAGCAGGACATGGTCGCGCTGCGCATGGTCATGCGGCTTGGCTTCGCCCTGCCCAACCCGATCACCCGCCTGCAGGGGACGGTCGGCAGCCGCTCGCCGTTCGCCGTGCTGACGGCGTAAGGAGGCTTTCATGAGCCTATTTCCGAAAAACCTGAATGAATACCTGGCGCTGATCGGCGTCCCGCGCGGCACGAACGGCCACATCTACCTGGTCGACAGCGTGCACGGCAGCGCCGGCGCGCCGGGCACCAATCCCGCTCAACCGCTGGCCACGCTGGCCGCCGCCATCGCCAAGTGCACGGCGAACCACGGCGACGTCATCGTCCTGGCGCCCAAGCATGCCGAGACGCTGACCGCGGCCATCACGGTTAACGTGGCCGGCGTGACCATCCTCGGCCTGGGGACCGGCAACGACCGCCCGGCCTTCACCGTCAACGGCGTCGTCGACGGCATCAGCGTCGAATCCGACGACGTGACGCTCGAGAACGTGCGCTTTCCGACGCCCTCGGCCGCGGCCACGGCCCAGCTCAACGTCGCCGCCGCGCGGGCAACCGTGCGCAAGTGCGGTTTTGCCCAGGGCGCCAACGCCGTCAACGCTGTGACCGTCACGGCCGCCGGCGAGCTCCTGACCGTCGAAGACTGCGACGTCGTCGTGTCGGCGAACGGTCCCTCAGCCTGGCTCAAGTTCGAGGGCGTGGTCGACCGCCCCGTCGTTCAGCGCAACGTGGTACTCGGGTCGGACGGCACGAACGCCTACGACCAGGGCGCGCTGGATTTCAACAGCCAGGCCGTGACCAACCCGGTCGTCCGCGACAACGTCTTCCTGGGCGGCGGCACGGCCACGACCATCGTGGCCAATGCCAGCTCCGTCGTCGGTTCGTCCGTCGGGCCAAACGTGTACGGCGGCTCGGCGACCGGCGCGGACGACGTGTCCGGCGAGTCCGAGGTCCTCGATCAGCTGTCGGGCGCGTCCGGCGTCCCGACCTTCCCCGCCGCGGCGATCCCGGCCAACGGGGTCTCGCTGGCCGAGGTGATCCGCCAGCTCTACGCGGCCCTGGAAGGGACCGCGACCAGTCAGAACGGCGTGGCCACCTGGCCGACCGCGGCCGCTTACGCCAACAACGTCTCGATCGCGGAGGTCCTGGGCTACATCCAGGATGCGGTGCGCAACGGCTCGGGCGCGGCGATGGCGACGAACAAGGGCATTGCCGACGCCCTGGGCACGAACGGCACTACCGTCACCGACTCGGCCGTCTCCGTCCTGGGCGCCATCGGCGCCAACAACGCCGACAACGCCTTTGCCTCCGGCAGCGTTGCCGCCAACGTGGACGGTTCGGTCCTGGAGCGCGAAGAGTGGCTGCAGGCCGAGATGGCCAAGGTGCCCAAGGGCGACGCCGCCGTCACCTGGAACGCCACCGCCCTGGCCTCGCTGCAAACCGAGGCCGAGGACGCCCTGGCCGCCGACAACCTGGACCACTGGCAGAAGACGGCCACGGCGGACGTCACCGATCCGGTGGACATGACCGCCGAGGTGGTCGACAACTCCGTCCTGGCTCACGTCCTCACCGACGACGGCGACGTCAGCGACTATGACCGCCGCTACATGAGCCTGGAAGCGCTGGCCAAGCTGCTGCAAATCGAGTTCGGCTACACCCTCAGAAGCGTGGCCGGTTCGGCCATGCCCATCGCCGTCTGGTACGTGGACGCCAACATCGGCGCCTCGGGCGACGGTAAGACGCCGGCGACCGCCTTCAAGACCATCGCCGAGGCGATCACCGCCTGCTCGAATACCGTGGACGACTGGGTGCTGATCTACGACTACAGCGGCGGCGAGACGGCGACCATCACCATCGACAAGGCGTTTGTGCACCTGATCGGCAACGCCAACCCCTGCATGCCCTACCCGCGTATCATGCCCACCGGGGCCTTTGACGGCCTGACGTTGGGCGACGCCGCCGACCGCGTGGAAATCGCTAACCTGGTCATCGGGGGCGGCGACCAGACCGTCAGCGCCATCAACATCAACTCCGCCGCCGGGGCCTACGGCGTCTACATCCACGACTGTGTCATCGGCCGGGATGCGGCCGCCCCCGCGCTCTACGGCATCTACGTGCCCTCCGGCAGCGACGCCCCCTACCTGACCGTCGAGAACAACAAGTTTTACGGGGCGGACGGGGCGGGCATCGCCGCCGCCGGTTCGGCCATCCGCATCGCCGGAAACGCCACGCGCTGCAACATCCTGGGCAACTACATCCAGGACGTCGGGCGCACGGCGACCCCGGCCATCTGGTTGGACGGCAGCGTCACCAACCCGAGGATCGAAAACAACCGCATCAAGACCGACACGGACACCGGCACGGGCAGCGCCATCACCCTGGGCGCCGGAGTCGACGACGGCTGGATCGCGGGCAACCTGGCCTGTGACGGCAAGGACGCGCCGGCGCAGAACCCGTACGTCGACGGTGGATCCACGAACGGCTGGTCGCAGAACTACAGCGGCATCGTCGCCGTTCTGCCGGCCTAGATCAACTATTCTGGAGGAAAGTCATGACCGCATCTCTGGACACCGAAGGCCGGGGCGGAACCCTGGCCATCGACATCGCCGGCGCCGCGTCCACCGCGGCGGGCGGCATTGGCTCCGTGCTCAACCCGTGGGGTGAGGATGTGCTGATCCTACGGGCGACCCTGTATGTGGCCACCCCGTCCACCGGGTCGGCCAACATCGACATCGGCGTCGGCTCGGCCGCGGCCACCGACGCCACCGACATCATCAACGCCCTGGCCATGAACGGCGCGATCACCGGCAAGGTCTACAACGGCCACGCCATGCAGAACACGACCAAGACGGAGATTACCGCGCCGGTCGTCTGGCAGGACGACTACTACGTCTGCTTCACCGGCAGCGCGACGACCGCGGGATTGGTCGCCAAGCTGTTCCTGGAGTGCGTGCCCTTGACGTAGAGGAGGCGTTCGTGGCCAAGCAGACGATTCCCATTCAACAGTTGGCTCGCGCCGGCGCCGCGCCGACATTCACGGCGGCGACACAGACCGACCTGCAATTCTCGAATGATGGAACGATCATTCTGGAATTAAAGAACACCAATGGCGCGTCGCGCACGGTCACAGTGGCCACCCCCGGCACGATGGACGGGCTGGCCATCGCCGACTCGACGGCGACGTTGGGGGCCACGACGGGCGACTTGATCTTTAAGCCGTTTCCGCCACAGATCTACAACCAGTCCGATGACTACGTCTATGTGGACCTGACCGCGTTCGCCAATGTTACGGTCGCGGCGTACCGGCCCTAGGAGAAAGCAATGACGGCGACGGCGGCGCAGATTTTGCAGGTGCGGAGAATGACGGGCCTGGTCGGCAGCGCGGACTACGACGACACTGCGGTCCAGACCTACATCGAGCGGTATCCCCTCCTGGACGAACGAGGAGAGCTCCCCTATACCTGGGTGCTCAATGTCCCGCCGACCCAGGAGGTGAATCCGTCTTGGATCGCCACCTACGATCTGGCCGCCGCCGCCGCCGACATCTGGGCGGAGAAGGCGTCCGTCCTGGCCGCCGACTTTGACTTTTCCGCCGACGGGGGCAGCTACACCCGCTCCCAGGCCTACGAGCAGGCGATGGCCCAATCCCGCTACTGGTTGTCGCGCAAGAGCACCAAAACGATCAAGCAGTACCAGTCGCCGAATCCCAACACGTCGGGTAACTCGTGGGTGACGAATCTCCCGGAGGGGGACTGATGCGCGTCTTTACGGCCGACGAGCTGACGAGGATGCAAGCCGCGCAAGAGGCCGCGATGCAGGATACCTGCTACCTCCTGGTCTATTCCACCCTCCGGGTGGATGACTACGGCAACCCCATCCCGTCCTACGAGCGGTCGACCGGCTACCCCCTGGCCTGCGGGTTCAAGCCGGTTAGCCCCGGCGAGCAGCACGGATCGGGCGAGGTGGGCACGCAAGGGGCCGAGGTCCGCCTGCCGCTCGACACGGACGTTACCAACGTGGACCGCCTCGAGCTCGTCTCGCGTTTTGGGACCGAGCTCGATCCCCACCTGTTTTATGAAGTCGCCGGGCCGATCGCCCCAGGGCCCAGCGGCCTGGTCGCATCCTGTAGACTCTGTGTCAAGGAGTAAGGAGTAACGATATGAGCCGAGCAACCGTAGCTGTGCAAGAGCTCTCCCGGGCCGGGATTACCCCGACCTACAACGCCGGGACCGTCACCGACGGCGACGGCTTTACCAACGACGGCGTGACGTTTATCCACGTGCTCAATACCGGCGGTTCCACAACGCTGACCATCCAGACCCCGGGTACGGTGGACGGGCTGGCCATCACCGACCGCACGGTCACCATCCCGGCCACGACCGGCACCAAGCTGATCGGGCCGTTCCCGGTCGACAAGTACAACCAGAGTGACGGCAAGGTCTACCTGGACTGGTCGCAGGTGACCGGTATCACCTTCGCCGTGGTCCGGATGCCGTAATGCGCCGGCGCCGGCGTGGGCCGCAAGCGAGGTCGCGATGCCTGACGAGTTCGAGATCGACTGGTACACCGAGGACCTGGTCTTGGTCCTCGACGAGGCGACCGACGATATCGTGACCCGCCTGGTGATCCAGGGTGTAGCCTACGCTAAGGTCAATATCCAGGCGGACGGCCTGATCGACACCGGCTTTATGCTCAACGCGGTCTATGCGCTCACGCCCAAGGGGGCGGAGGGATCACCGCAGGGCGACGGCTACTACACGAACAAAGAGGGCCAGCGGGTCTACCGCGCGGCCGCCGGCGCGCCCGGGATCGAGCCGCACGCGGGGGCGATCCACGCCGCGGCGAACTATACGATCTACCAAGAGATGAAGCACAACTTCCTGTACCGGGCCCTGGACCAGCTGCGCTCGATCGCCCCCGGGGTGATCGAGACGGTCGGGCGGGAGAGGTTCAATGCTTGACGCCCACAAGGTCATCCGTGACAACCTGCTGGCCATCGGGCCACTCTATGCCCTCACGGCCGGCCGCATCTACGGCGGCCGCGACGAGCCGCCGCCCGGGTGGAAGCCGGCTGACGGCGACTGCCTTTGCTTTAAGGTGCGCGGCGGGCCGGGTCCGGATTACGACGACGCCCTGCTCACCGTCTCGATCCAGTGCAAGTACTACCCCGGTGTGATGAAAAGCGCGGCCGGGGCGGAGGCCAGGGCCTGGGCCGGATACCGCGCCCTCTACACCGGCCTGCACAACCTGGCCTCGGGCACGATCCTGAACGCCCAAAGCGAGGTCGTCGGCCAGATCCTGGAGCAGCCGGAAACCGGCTGGCTCTACGTGTTGGCCCATTTCATCGCCATGATTCGGCAATCGGAGGAATAACATGTCCAATCCAGTTGTAGCGCAAGTGCTTAAATCCGGCGCGATTCTCTACCAGGCGCCCGTCGGCGAAACCCCGCCGGCCATCACCACCGTCGCCTATGGCGGCGCCTGGGGCGGGAACTGGACGCGCGTCGGGTTCACCAAAGCACCCCTGTCCATTCTCTACGAGGACGAGCAGTTCGACGTCGAGGTCGAGGAGCATCTCGGCCCGATCAACCGCTGGCGGATCAAAGAGGACGCAACATTGGAGACCGTCCTGGCCGAGCTGACGGCGACCTATCTGCAGCTGGCCGCGTCGGAAGCCTACGGCGTCACCACCGGGGCCGCCGGCATCGGCGTCGCCGGGTACGAGCAGACCGGCCTGGGCGATACCTCCGCCCTGGCCCAGCACGCCTGGGGCTTCGAGGGTCTCTACGTCGACGGCTCGGGCAACAGCCTGCCGGTCCGGCTCTTCGTGTGGAAGGGCACGGCTCGCTTCAACGGCGCGCTCGAGTTCTCCAAGAAGAGCGGCGACTACGTCGGGATCCCGCTGCAGATCAAGGCGCTCATGGACACGACTCAGACCGCCGGCGAGCGGCTGCTGCGCTTCCAGCGCGCGACCGCCCCGGCCACGTAAGGAGCGCCGATGCGCACGATCAAGATCACACTCGACGGCCAGGAATGCGAGGTCCAGGAGCGCCGGGCCCAGGAAAACGCGGCCTGGCGCCAGAAGCTCAACTTGCCCGACACCGTCGAAAGCCGCGTCGAGCTGCTCGTGGACTACGCGCCGGACCTGGCCGCGCCCCTGGAAAACGCCTATGACAGCGAGATCGTCGAGGCGTTCAAGGAGGTGCTGCGCTTGGCTGACCCTTTAGCGCAAGGGGCTGGCCCGCGGCAGCCGCCGACTACGCCGAGCTCGCCGCTCTCTACGGAGTAGACGAGCAAGACGAGCTGCTGCCCGACCTGGCGCGCGCGCGCCGGCGGCGCCTACGGGCGGAGGCGGATCTCCTGGCCCGGCCGCTGGCCCGGGCCATTGTCCAGGCCCTGGTTGCCGCGGGCCAGGAGATCGCCCGGGCGGAGCCGGGGTCCGGGGAGCGGGCCAGTCCTGGCGGCCGGCGCTACCGGGAACTGAGCGCTGACGCGCTGCTGGCCCATATGGGGGTGAGGATCCATGCCGATCACGTTGGGTGATGCCCTAATCTACATCCGGGGCGACAACGACCCGGTGAAGAAATCAATTGCCGAGGCCCAGGCGGCCGTAGAAAGCGGCGCGTCGTCCATCGCCGACAACGTCAGCGGGGCAATGGACAAGGGGATGTCGTCTATCTCCGACTCGGTCGGCGAAGCCGCCGACGAGGTCAAGGAGGGGATGGACGACATCGGCCAAAGCGCCCAGGACGCGGGCGGAAAGGCCGACAAGGCCGGCGGGCAGCTGAAGAAGATGCTTTCGGTGGGCGCTATCCTCATGATCGCGCGCACCGGCGTGCGGCTGCTCAGCGAGTCGATCACGCGCATGGCCGCCGACGGCAACCCGGCCGCCCAGTCCCTGGCCGATAGCGTGGCCCACATCAAGGAAAACGCCGCGGAAGCCGGGGACGCGCTGCTCACCAAGCTGCTGCCGGCCATGAACACGGTGGCCGGCAACGCGGAAACCGTCAGCGAAGGACTGACCACGTTCTCCGCGGGCGATTGGTGGAACGTCATCACCGGCAACACCGGCGCGGTGGTGGAGTCCCAGGTCCAGGCGCAGCGGGACATCCAGTCAGCGCATGACGGCATCCAGAGCGGCCTGAACGCGACCCGCGATCGCTACAATGCCATGGCCGAGGCAGCCGGGCTCACGATTCAGCCCGTCGCGGCGATGGACAATGCCTTGTCCCTGGCTGGGCGCAACGCCGTCCTCACCGCGCAGCAGATGCAAGGCGTCGTCGCCGCGCAGTGGGCGGAGGTGGAAGCGGCCAACCAGCTGGCCCTGGCCACGGCCTCTGCCGACATCGGGATCTACCTGGCCGGCCAGGCCATCGACACAGCCCTGGCCGAGAACGCCCCTCTGACGGTCGAGCAGTTCAACAGCCTGGCTGCGGCGTTGTACAGCAGTACCCAAAATGCGCAGGAGCTGGGAGAGCAGCTGCCGGAAGAAGCGCTGCAGCGGGCCCGGGAAAAAGCCAACAATTTGCGCGATGCCCTGGGGCTAATGAACGTCCCTCCCGACGTGGCCGCGCAGCTGCTGAACATCCTGGGGCAAATCGAGAGCAACCTCAACGATATCGGCGCCGCGGCGGACTACGTCAACGGCCGGCTCGGCGGGATGCCAGTCCCCGGAGGCGGAGCGCCGGGTCCCGGCGGCAATGAGAATGTGCCCATGGCGGAAGGCGGCAAGATCACCGAGCCGATCTTCGGGAGAGGACTGCGGTCCGGCCGAGGATACACGATCGGCGAGGCCGGCCCGGAGTGGGTGGTGCCGCAAGACAAGATGGGTAACACTACCAACAATTACTTCAACTTGACCATCCACAGCCAGGCCACGACCGAGCAGGTCGCCGGCGACTTTGCCATTCTGGAAGCGCTGGCGGCGGGAGGGTAGGCACAATGACGGCGGGAGCCATTTCCCTGATCGTTCCCGAGGCGACGATCAACTATAGTCCCAATCCCAGCATGGAGATCAACTTTACCTCCAATTTCTCCACCATGGGCGCGGGCACCGCCCTGGCGCGTGTCGTCGGCAGCGCCCGGCGGGGCATTGCCAGCGGCCGGATAACGCCCGGCGCGGCCACGAATGCCGGGGTGATCCACACGGCCATCGGCGCCGGCAGCGCGGGGGTAGCGGCAACCGTCTCCGTCGATTTCAAGGGGGAGACCGGCATCCCGTATCAGCTCTACTTTTCCGACGCGGCCGGGGTCCTCAAAGCGGGCTGCACGGCGACGACCTTCACCGGGGATGGGGCCTGGCACCGCTACGAGTGCTCCTGGACCGCCGACGGGGCCGACCTGTACGTGACGGTTGATAAGAACAACAGCGCCTCGGTCGCCGTCTTCTACATCGACGGCCTGCAGATCGAGCGAAAAGCATACTCGACCACCTACTGCGACGGCGATCGCCCGGGCTGCAAGTGGAACGGCGTACCGGGGTCCTCGGCCTCGACGCGGTCGGCGCAAAGCCGCGCCGGCGGGCGGGTCTACTCCCTCTCCGGTTGGAGCATCACGGTCAATAAGAAGCAGGGCCTGGGCATGCCGCCACTGGCCCTAAACAGCCGCCCCTATGCCCTCCTGCCCGGGGGTGAGCTGACCGGCGTCCACGTCGAGCCGCGGGTAATCCAGCTGGCCTGCACGGTGCACGGCAACGCCGACACCGTCGTCAACGCGGGCCGGCAGTATCTGATCGACTACCTGGCCCCCGACGGCGTGGCCACGCTGCAGCCGGTCATTTTGCGCTACACCGGCGAGTCGTTCGAGCTGGACATTGCCTGCGTCTACGAGGCTGGCCTCGAGCGCAGCGTGACCCGCTCTTCGGGCGAGTCGTTCATCCTGCGCCTGATCTCCTTTGACCCGTTCTGGTACACCGAGTGGGAGGACAGCGCGGCCCTGGACAGCAACGACACGGCGACGCTGCGCTACGTCTGTGGACGCCTGGCCTCGACGGGCCAGTGGTCGGCCCTGGGCTTGACGGCCAATCCGACCTCGGACGGCGACGTCAACGCGCTGCTGATCACGCCGGACGGGACGCTCATTGTCGGCGGCAACTTTCACGGCTTCAACGGCCAGGCCAACTGGGATTTCTGCGTCAAGCGCGACCCGGACGGGACGTGGGGCCCGGTCGGCACGGCCGGGGATTTCAACCAGACGGTGCGGGCCCTGGCGATGAGCCCCGACCCCAACGTCGTCTACATCGGCGGCGGGTTCACCAACGCCGCCGGCGCGGCCACGGCCGACTATATCTGCACCTATACGATCTCCTCCAATACTGTCGCCGCCCTCTCCGGGGGCGGAACCGGATCGGTCCTGGCCCTCGCCGTCGCGCCGAACGGCGACGTGTACATCGGCGGGGTCTTTGCCAACTGGGATGGGCTGGGGGCGGGCGTTGGAGACAACGTCGTCGTCTACGATCTCTCGGCGGGAGACTATGCCCTGGTAGCCAACGGGCTCAACAGCACCGTAAATGCCCTGGCCATCCGCAAGAGCGACGGGATCCTCTACGCCGGGGGATCCTTCACCGCCGACGGCGCCGCGGCCGGGACCTATCGCAAGATCGCCTACTACAACGGCACGGCCTGGACGGAAATCGGGGGCGGATTGGACGATACCGTGCAGGCCCTCACCCTGGACGAGCTCAGCGACCTCTATGCCACGGGAGCCTTTCACGGCACAGCCGACAGCGCGATTACGGGCCTGGCCCACATCGCCATGTTCGACGGCACGGCCTGGCAGCCGCTGGGAGACGGGCTGCAGGCGGCCGGGTACCACCTCGAGCTGGCGCCCAACGGCGAGCTCTACGTCGGCGGAGTTTTTACCACGGCCGGGGGACTGGCCGTCGCCGACCGCGTCGCGCGCTGGACCGGCTACAGCTGGGCGCTGCTGGACGTGGACCTGCCCGGGTCGCCGGTTGTCTACGCCCTGGCCGCGGGCGCCCCGGATCCGGTCATCACGGATAACTTTGATCTATTCTTGGGCTTCGACTCCACCGGAGCCGGCTACTTTGCCGGCGCGGCCACGGTGACCAACAGCGGTAAGGCGGCGGCCTGGCCGTACTTCCGGATCAAGCGCAGCGGGGGCACGACGGCCACGCTGCAGAGCATCAAAAACGAGACCACCGGGAAAGAGCTGCTATTCAACCTGGACCTCCTGGACGGCGAGACGATCACCGTGGACCTGCGCCCCGGGCGGCGGGCCGTGCGCTCCGACTTTCGCGGCAACCTGCTCGGCGAGCGGCTCTCGGGCTCGGACTTTACCAGCTTCAACCTCCTGCGCGGGGCCAACACGCTGACTTGCTTTATCTCCACCGCGGGCGCCCCCACGGTCGAGGCCGCTTGCGGCTGGCAGAATACCTATTGGAGCATCGACGAGGCGTAACCATACCATGGCCTGGCAAATTGACGTGGTCAGCTCCCAAGGCGCAACACTGGAAACGCTCGACACCTGCGGCGGCTTTTCCCTGGTGCGGACCCTCAACGCCGTGGGCTCGTTCACCCTACGCCACGGCCTGGACCGTTCCCTGCTCGTTCCCGACCACCGCTTTCTGTTCAAGCGCGACAAGAG